TGCCCGGAAAAGGAAGCATGACGCACCGCGTCAAAGCACCCCTATTATTACAGTGTAGCCGGTAGGGCCAGAGACTACCCTAACAGACCCTAACACTGGCGATAGCTGGGGCCAGCCCCCTCCCCCCTTGGGTGCCCCGAGCGAGGCTACCAGCCCCCTCGCCAGGCCCGCATATGCTTACCTTCTCACGTAAGCATGGGAGGATATAAGCATGGGATCCCATGCCGATAAGCATGGTATGCTTATATGCCGATATAAGCATATGCCCATAGGTGAATGCATTACAAGCGAAACTTATCGCTTGCATTACATTCTGGTGTTAGCATATGCGCATAGGCTCACATGCGCATATACCGGGCTACGTGCCGGACTCTGCACTTAATAGGTTCCCCACTTCTCGACGCGACCCCCAATTTTCCCCAGACCCCAATTTTCCCCAGATAGGCAAGCATTACTCGGACCCCCAATTTTCCCCGGATAAGCGCGCCTTATCCAGATAGGCCACTCCGGCCTCCCTCAAGTTGCCGCTACACGCACGAGGTGGTTTGTGGTATAGGTAAAGGGCCCTGCCGGCGTGGACGGTTGCGGCCTGAAGGCCGCCCGCAAGCGCGGTCAGGCAGCAACGAGGAGAGCCGTAGTGGACATGCGCGAGGTAAAGGCTGTGGTCGGGGAACTGTTCGCCCAGGACAGGGGTGAGGTGTCCCAGGAGGAGCACAGGGACTTTATGCGCACCGCATGGCGCGTAACCCGCGAGCTGGCCCGCCTTCAGGGTATGCCCCTCGACGAAAGGTTGGAGGACTGGGCCAGCGAGCGCAGGAACTCCCCCTGGGAGGTGGGTTTGGTCCCGGCAGAGAGGGCCCCAGGAGGAATGGCCCTGGCGCGGCGGTTTGTCGAGGCCCGAGAGCTTATGAGCCTGGCCTACCGCAGGCACAGCGGGGGCGGACTGCCGATCGGGGCCCCAGGCCCGAGCGAGAACTCAGAGGCGAGCGAGGCCCAAGCGCGGTGGGTCGAGGTAGTCCGGGCGATCCTTCGAGGAATGAAGATCGAGCGGGACGCAGCGATCTACCGAGTCGTCCGACGACCCCGAGGCGTAGAGGAGCGGTGGCCCGACCCCGAGGCTATCCTTGTCTACGAGGAGAGCACGATCGAGGGGGTCCTAGAAGACCTTGTGAAGCTCGGGGCAAAGAAGACCCAGAAGAACCTCGCAAAGAAGGGCCTCCTGCGGCACGAGATCAGGAGCCTCATAGCCTTGTCTGGCAGGGAGGCCCAAGAGATCACCAGCATGGGCACCGACGAGGCCCGAGGCCTGGCGATCCTCCGCAATGACGAGTTCCGCAACAGCGCGCAGGAGTCCATGAACCTCCGAGGCGTGGCGCAGGCCCTCAAGCAGGAAATGATCCTCCGCGGTCTGGGTCGGACGGAGCCGGAGAACCCGCTGACGATCTTTGCGGGGATCGTGAAGGCCCAGGACGAGCGCGAGGCCGCCCCGGACTACGGCGACGCCACGATCGACGCGATCAGCACCCCCAAGCGAATCACAGGATAATGGCGCAGATCGACGTTGACCAGACGTGTGAGACGTGCAAGAAGGTCTTCCATAACCGAGAGGTGAGGCGGTTTTGCGGGGTAAAGTGCCGTCGCTACGGTGTGGGGGTCTGTGAGATATGCGAAGAGCCCTTCCACAAGAAGACACCTACGGTGGTGGTCTGCTCTAAGGCCTGCTACAACCAGCGCAAGGCGTGCAGAACAGCGATCAGGAGGCTCAGGAAGCCTAAGAAGCCCAATGTAGCGATACCTTGCAAGCACTGCGGCTACGACATACAGCCCCACCCCGTCGTGATAAGGAATATAGGCAGGGGCAGGATCACCAGGAGCCAGAAGCGCCTTAGTAATGGTCGGAAATACCACGCAAAGTGCTACAGAATCAGACACAACTTGCGGTGCAGGGCGCTCAAGCGGATCAGCGCGGCGTATGAGCGCGGCAGGGACCTAGAGGCGACCTACGAGGGCCTCAGGAGCCTGATCGAGGAGATCACAGGAGCCCCGGACGAGGCCCTCGTGCAGGATCTGGCGGCCTTAGGGCGGAGGAAGTGGGGAATCGCTGGGTAGGGCTTCCCCCGCTGAGCAAAACCTGCTACCGTATCACGAATCCAACTGTGGGAGGCGGCTCATGCCCCTTAAAATCAACCTCGACAGCCTCAAGGAGGGCGTCAGCGACTCGATCGCTGAAGGCCTCCAGGGACTCGTCGAAGGAGCCAAAGAGGATCTGAAGGAGTTCGCCAAGGCGATCTCTGAGGACCTGCTTGAGGCCCACCTCGAAGGCGACGTTGACCTCCAGGGCCAGCTTGCCGACCAAGTCAAGATCCTCGCGGAGATCAACCGAGTGCGCGTCGAGGCCCATGTTTGGGTCGTCGTCCAGAAGATCGCCAAGGTCGCGATCCAAGCCGCAGCCAAGGGCGCCGCAGCGGCGTTCCACGTCCCCCTTTAGGAGGCAGCCAAATGGCTATGTCCCCCAGCACCCGTCTCCACTTTGACCGCGCTTGCGGTCGCGCGCCCGGTCGCGTCTTCCCGAGCACCCGACACTACGCCTCCGCGTGGGGCCTCATGCTCGGCTTGGTCGTCCTGCTCCTCATGCTGACGGGCTGCGGCAGCCCCGGCTACGTGCGCGCGGACGCGATCGAGGGAACCGTCAAGCGGATCGCCGAGCGGCACGACGCCTACACGGTCGCGGCAGTCGCCAGCGGTCACGTCACCAAGAAGCAAGGCAAGGTGGACCTCCGGGACACCGCGCTGCTCCTGAAGCTGATCAAGACGGCCCAGGACAAAGGAGCAAAGAAGTGAGCAGCGACAAGCGTTTCGCGACGATCGCCCCCCAGCAGGCGGGCGGGGTCCTCACCACGACCTACGGCAGTGAGGCCTCGGACTGGACGACCAAGGCGATCGACGTGTCGCAGTTCGATTACGTCCAATTCAAGTTCGACTACAGCAACCACTCGGTCGGCGCGCTCCTGACCCTCAAGCCCATGTTCGGCGACAGGGACAGCGCGAACCTCGACGCCTACGTGGACACCTACTTCGACTCCGGGGCGGGGGTCCTGACCCTGCTGGAGCTGTCCAAGACGACCCCCGGCAACCTCTCCGGGGCCCTGCCGCCCATGGACGTGCGCGGGATCAGCCTCCTGCGGATCGCCGCCAAGATCGACAACGCCGCGGGCGGTCCCGTGCTCGCGCTGACCTACCTCGGCCACCGGGCGGCCAATCAGCCGGCCCAAGAGACCTCCCCGGTGATCACCTAATGGCCGGCAAGATTATCACCTACAAGGTCGCGCCAGGCTCTCAAGAGCCGGGCATGAGCGTCGAGCACGACTACGCCGTGGGCCACGTCCTGATCACCACGCACGGGCGCCTCCTGGCTTCCCAGATCACCCAGGACATGGTGGACGAGGGCTGCGCTGTGCTGCTACTTCCCAAGGGACAGCTCAAGACCCTGATCCACTCGATCGAAGAGGTCGAATAATGGCGCTTCCTGACACCCTTGCGCTCCTGACGACGCCCACCCCCACGCTGGTCCAGATCAAAGACGACGGCTCGATCAACACGATCGAGGTCCTCGGCTCCACCGACGAGGGCGCGTTGGGCGCGGACATTTACCGCTCAGACAGGACCGTCGCCTACCGGGGAGGGCGCTATGCCCTGGGCAAGTCCAGCGGAGCCAACCTCGGCGTCTACAAGGCTGGAACAGGCCTCGTGGGCCTAGCCGCCGCGGGCACCCCCGTTGGGCTCTTCCTCGTGAACGCCGGGACCGGCGCGGCAGGCAAGCAGCGCCTGGTGGCGGTTGGGACCAACGCCGGCCAAGTCGTCTACGACTACACCGACGACGGGGTGACGTGGAACGGCGTCGCCTCGGTAGGCTCCGCCGTGAATCCGCCCGCTGGCCCCGCGATCGTCTTCGACGAAAAGATCTACTGGCCCATGCCCAGCTCGGGCAACGCTGTTGCTAGGTTCGACCCCGTCGCGCTCACGGCGACGAGGATCACCCCTCCCTGGCTGAGCACAGCCCCTCCCGGGAACTCGATCTGCAACAGCTTCGAGGTCCTAGACGGCACCAAATACGCGCTGGCGCCGACAACCACGCCGGGCACAGGCACAACAAACTGGGCGATCTACGCGTGGACCGGCTCGGGCTACACGTTCAACACCGCGATCACAGCCGACAACCCGATCGGAGCGCGCGCCGGAGTCGCGGACGGGCAGTGCCTGCTGCGGAAGATTCCTGGCGCCAACAAGCTGCTCGCGATCTGCCCCGGGTCGTCCGACAACACCCCGACCAACGCTGGCACGCGCGCCTGGGAACTCACGCCCAGCGGCGGCGCGTTCACCGTGGTCGAGATCACCAACTCCTTCATTCCGGTCGGCCTGCGCCCCGGAGCCCGCCCCGGATTCTCCGCTGAGGAGGACCGGATCATGGGCATGACGGTCAACGACGACGACCCGACCGTGGTGGAGTTGTTCATTCTGATCGCGGAGGGGGTGGCGCCCGGCGCGGGAGGCTATTCGATCTACAAGTTCGTCAACGCCTCCACGGTGCTCAGCCTGCACGCGGTGGGCCCCTCGCCGGGATACGCGCTCCCCTCGTGCAACTTCGGAGGCGGCGCCCGCGTGGACATTGGGGGAGGCAATCAAGTCACGATCGAATACGACCAGCCCGTCCCCACCGGCTGGGAGATCGGCTTCAGGGTCGAGGGCCCGATCGCGGGGCAGAGCATGGGCGTCTTTGCGAGCCAGGACAAGGAAACCCCAATGGTCCTGGCCTCCCTCCTCAGCCAGACAGGCTCAGGGGGGCTCGCGGCGAACCGAGTGACTGGAGTAAACGGGGACTCCGGCGCCACCCTCAGGACCGTCGTCGTGGATCTGGCGGCCAGCGGGATCCCCAAGAAGACAGGGCTCCACTACAAGCTCGACCTCCAGTAAATGAGCGACCTCACCTCCCCAGGAATGGCTGTAGCAGGGACCCTGAACTTCGCGGGGGCTGGCGGCAACGCTGCCCTGATCGACGACAACAGCGGAACCTCAGCCGCCGACCCGTCCGGCTACAACGCCTCGACGAACTGGTCGGTAGATCTTGGGAGCGGGAACCCACAAGCGGTGACCCAGATCCTTGTGGCGAAGGACGGGACCTTCGGGCTCACGAATCCGGCGACCATGAAGCTGGAGCACAGCGACGACAACGCGATCTGGACCCAAGCCGGCAGCAACTTTACTCTGAGCGCAGGCACGAGCCCCTCTCCCGAGAGCTTCGAGTTCCCCTATGCTGGGGCCCACAGATACTGGAGAGTCCACTACGCCTCCGGCGGCACAGGCGGAAATTTCTGGCTGCAAGAGATTCAAATGTTCTCCCGACTGAGGTCGGGCTCAGCTAACGCGACGGGCACGGCTGACAGCCTCAAGGAGCGTGCCGGCAGCGCCACTGCCTCAGGCACAGCCGATACGCTGAAGCAGCGCGCAGGCAGCGCGACTGCGACCGGCGAGGCAGACGACGGCATTCCTCCGCCCCCCATTGCGGCAAACAAGAGATTCTTCTCTCGATTTGGAGCAGACCTACAATGAGCAACAGATTTGGCGGAACGCCAGACGCGACCAGCGGCGGCGCAGGCGGAGGAGTCGTCCCCCCGGGCGGCATGATCCCCTTCGGCGGACTCTACAGCGCGATCCCGGCAGGCTGGCTGCCCTGTGACGGGGGAGCCTACAGCCAGGCCACCTACAGCGGACTCTACGCCGTGATCGGCGGCGCCTGGGACACCTTCGACGGGGCCGGAGCGCCGGGCGCCGGCCTGTTCCGCACGCCCGACTACAGAGCCCGAGGCTTCATGGGCGAGAACAGCGGCAGCGCCCCCAATGGGACCAAGGGCACGTTAGGGACCCGATCCAACGCAACGGCTGTGGGGACCGAGGGTCACGTCCACGACATAACGGTGGGACCAAGCGCCACGATCAACGTGGACAACGACGGAGGCGGCTCCACGACCTCAGTTGGGACGGGAACCCACACCCACTCTGGCACCAACAACGCCGGCACCATTCACCCCGTGGGCGTCTGCCCTGTGATCATTCGGACCTAGAATGCCGCGCCTTCTCCTAGCCCTGGTGCTGATCCTCTCGCTGGCCTCCCCAGCGCTCGCCGCGGACCCGCCCGAGGTGGTGTCGGGCGTCCCTGCCGACGTGTTCAATTTCGTCTGCTGGGCAGCCGGGGTGATCATTGCGGCAGAGGCCGTGGCGATCGTGGGGCTCTTCAGGACCAAGATCGCCTCTATCGAGGTCCCCGAGTCCCCCTCTTGCGGCCTCACTCCCGACGAGCACGAGGCCCTGATCTGGCTGAGGAACACCCACGACAGTCGCGACGAGGACGGGATCCTCAACTGGGTCACGCCCCGCTCCTACGGAACGATTCTGAAGAAGCTGGAGGCCGCCGCGGATAACGCCAGGGAGGCTTCAGCGATCCGAACAGAGGGCCAGCAGCGGGAGGACCGGCTGCGGGGCACCTACGAGGGCAGACTTCTGAAGGCAGAGGTCCGCGCAGAGAACGCCACTCGCCAGTTCCAAGAACTCTTGGAGTGGGCGGCTGGCAAGAAGGAAGACCCAAATGCTAGCTGACCTGCCTCCCGTTCCCCCTCCCACGACTCTCCAACAGGCCTCCGAATCTGCTCGTATGCAGGAGCAGGTCGAGGAGTTTAAGAGGACTCTGAGCCCTGAGCGGCGCCTGACCCTACGCCGCAGAATCAAGCGCCGTGCGCTGAATCTCAGTCAGTCGAGGATCGTGGCCCCGGCGGATCTGCCAGACGACGAAGTAGCCGCGTAGCTATGGGGCGCGCTATGCGCCTCATGGAAGCGAATTATGTTGCGGTAAGGGGCGACATTTATAAGTTCTGTGCGGCCCTAAACTTCAGACCTACGTGGCAGCAGCAAGAGTTGCTGGACAAGATCCAGTGCAAGCAGCCCAGGCAGAGGATCGCGGTAAAGAGCGGCAAGGGCCCGGGGAAGACAACGATCTCCGGCGTGATCGCCCTGTGGTGGGCGATTTGCAACTTCGGGACTAAGGTCCTGGTAACTGCCCCCACCATGCGCCAGTGTAAGGACGTATGGCTTGCCGAGGTGCGCCGCACCATGGCTAACGCCGATCCCTGGCTCCAAGAGCTAATCAAGGTCACCAGCACCAAGGTAACGATCGCAGGGCACCCCGACTGGGGCGTCCAAGTAATGACCGCGACCTCCCCCGAGGCCAGCCAGGGCTTCCACGAGAAGAACCTCAAGGTGATCGTTGAGGAGGCCTCCGGCGTCCCCCGTGGGTTGGTCCAGGCCCTCAAGGACACCCTCACCAACCCAAACTCTGCCATGCTCCAGATCGGCAACCCCAACACCAGGGATTGCGCGTTTTTTGATTGTTTCAATACTGACCGAGGCAACTGGGAGACCCTGACCTTCAATGCAGAGGAGACGCCCGCCAGCAGCTACTTCGACCCAAAGCGGAACAAGGAGTGTGAGGAGGAGTTCGGGAGGGACTCGGACATTTACCGCGTCGCGGTGCTCGGGGAGTTCCCCCACGCCGATCCCAACTGCGTCCTCTCCAGCGAGCAGCTTGAGAAGGTCAGCCGCCCGAAGGACATGATCCGCTGTGCAGGGCTCTCCAGGCGCAAGCAGTTCGGCCTGGACTTCGCCCGCTTCGGCGGGGACGAGCTGACCCTCTACAGGCGCTCCGGCGAGGCGATTGTGCAGTGGGCCCGCATGGTGCGCAGCGATCCAAGCCTGCTGGTCTCTAAGGCGTTCCTGTGGCAGGCGCAGGCCGGCTGGACCAACGAGGAGTGCTGGTATGTAGCGGACGCGGGCGGCATGGGTCAAGGGATCATGCACCGCTTCTACGACGCAGAAAGGCAGATCCTAGAGTTCCACAATGGCAGCACCGCGGTCGAGGGGCAGAAGTATTCCAACAAGGTAACGGAAGCCTGGTTTAACTTTGCTAAGAAGGCCAAGACCGGAGAGGTAAACATTCCAGACGACAACATTCTGATCCAGCAGTTGTGTTCTCGTCAGTATCGCATGGACCGAAAGGGTAGGATCGTTCTTGAGAGCAAGGACGACTATATGAAGCGCGGGCACAACTCGCCGGACAGGGCAGACGGGCTGGTCATGGCCTTCTACGACGAAACCGTCGCAGCGATCGGGTCGGTATCCGGGGGCTACGGCTCTCGCGGCATGATCGGCACGAGGCACCAGCGGTGATCTGCAAGTGCTGCTCTGGAAAGCTCAAGGTCAAGCACTCCTATGGGACGCCCTCGGGGAAGTCCCAGCGCCTGGAGTGCGAGGACTGCTTCGTAGTGCATACAGCCGTCGTGGCGATCGTGAACGTGGACCCCGAGAGGGGGCAGGGCGCTCACGCCCTAGCCAAGCGGCTTGCCGCAGGAGAGGAGATCAACGGGCCATGGACCTCTATCGCTTCCTGAGGGGGGTCTTCGGCTCCTCCAATCTAGCCAAGCAGGACGTTCCCGAGGTCGAGGCGGTGATCACGGCGATCGACCCCCTCGCGCGTCGCTTCTGGGAGCGCAAGGTCGAGGCCTCCCTCGACTACCTCATGGAGACCCTCCAGACCTACGAGGAGCGCCTGGGGACTGACGAGGTGGACGCCCTGGCCTCGATCTCGCCGGGCAAGGCACGCAACAGCGCCCTAGAGCGGGAGACCGCCGCGATCATTGCCACGCTGGAGGAGCGCATGAGTGCCCCATTTGGGGCAGTCGGAGCCCGAGCGATCGAGAGCGCGGGGAAGGACCTCCTGCGCGAGGGGGCGCTAGCCCTCGACGTGCGACTCGCTCTGCCGAGCCCGCTGGAGGCGACCACGGCGAGGCGGGACCTCTCGCTGCTGCTGTCTGGGAGGGTTCCAGCGCACGCCCAGGAGCTTGCGGACCCCCTCCGCGGCTACTTGCTCGATCGAAGCCTACGAGACGCCCTGAGGGGCTCCCGTGTGACCGACAGGACCCGCGCCTGGGTTGCCGCCGTCCGGGGGCCTCTGGGAGGCTCCTGGGAGGCCTGGGGGCCGCAGACGGTGGACGCCTGGGCCTACCGCTGGCACAACGTCGGGCGCTTCCTCGGGGGAGAGCAGAACGGGGTGCGCCGCTGGGTCGCGGTCAACCCCAACGACGAGCGCACCACGCGCTTCTGCCGTTGGGTCCACGGGAAGGTGATCTCCGCGCGCAGGACCCGCAAGAAGCTGGGCGCCTACTTCGAGGCCGTCAGCGCGGGGGACAGGGAGACCATGCGCTCAACGTGGCCCCTGGAAACGCCTCAGGGAAGCTCCGCGCGCTTCAGGCGGATCTTCGGGGACCTCGGGTTGCCTCCCTACCACTTCCGCTGTCGGACGGTTGCGCAGCCGGCCTGAACCAATAGAAGAAGCCCAGCGCGTTCAAGGCGCGGGGCTCCTTACTTGAGTCTCTTGATCTACGTCGGCTGACCCTGCCGAATGTGCCACCGATCAATGGTGCAGCGCGAGTTAAGGTGATCGACCCCGCGCCTAGCCGCCGCACCCCGAAGGGCGCCTCACCGACTTGACAGGGCCAACCCTACTCGACGCCTCCGACAAAACCAAGCGCCTTCTCAGAAATAAAACCGCCACCGGGGGAGGGGGAACATGGAAGTCCTCCCCCGGCAGCGGCGGCAGACGCTAGGCGTCCTTGCCTTGTGCCATGAAGTTGATCTGGGAGGCCGTCAGCGGCATGGGCCGCTCCGACCACTGGGGCTCCCCGAACTCCCGTGCCGTCTCGAAGACGAGGTGCGCCAGCGCTCGCGCGCACCAGCCGCGCAGGCGCCGGAGCTTGAGCCTCGTGACCTCGCGCAGGCAGTCCCCGAGGAAGAGGAGATCCACCCACTCGCGGTCCTTCTCGGTGCCTCCAGCTAGGTAGAGGAGGTCGTGCCGCTTGGCGGGCCCGTCGAAGAGGGCGGCCAGCCCGACCCAGACCAGGAGCATGCGCAGCATGCGGAACTTGAAGCCGCCGCGCCCTTGGGGCCCCTTGGGGCCTAGCCCGTTGGCGTATTTCCCCTGGGCCTCGGGAGAGAACTCGCTCAGCAGGTGGAACTTCACAGCACGTCTCTCAGCATGGCGGTGATCGCCAGCGCGCTGGCGTCAGCCGTGGCGCGCGAGGTCTGAGCGAAGAAGCGAATGCCGATCGAGGCCCCCACGCCCGCGGCCTCCGACGCCTCCCCTGGGTTGCCGAGCTTCTCCGTCTGGGAGCCCAGGAAGCGGGCGCCCCCGTCGATCCCCTCGGGGCCGCGCAGGGGCGTGTAGCTCTTGACGATCGGGACAGCCTGCGCGTTTGCCGGCAGCGGAACAGTCGTGGCGCGTTTGAGGGTGATCGTCTCGTCGCTTACGGAGTCGATCTCAATGGACTCAAGCAGGGTCGCGTCTGCCTGATCGCTCGACCAGAACTCGACGTGATTGCAAATGTTGTAGGCCCCCGCCACGCCCGAGTCTGGCGCGTCGAAGGAGAGCATACCGGCGCTGGCCCCAGCCACCAAGATCACGCGGGAGCTTGGGATCAGCACCACGGTCTTGCCGTAGTCCCCCGGCAGGGCCTTGAAGCTCTTGGCGTGGGCGAAGGCAATGTGGCTCGGCTTGGTGAGAGGGAAGTCGGCTCGCACCCAGCCCTGCTCCACGAGAGGCGTGCAGCAGCCGTCCATGCGGGAGCCCCGCTCACCGACCACCAACTCCTGCCGCGTGGCCGAGGTGTCGAGGAGGTTTGCCTCGTGGGCCAGCATGGCTGCGAGGTCGGCAGCGTTGGCGGCCTTCTGCTGGGTGTCCCACCCCTTCGGCTCGCTGTCCGCCTTGTAGGCCTTGGAGACGTAGACGGCAGGCCCGTCTGAGACCCAGGCAAGGTAGGAGTCCTCAAGCTCCTGGCGCTGGAGGCGCAGGGCCTTCCCGTCGCAGAAGGCGACCAGGGAAGCCCAGACCATGTCCACCCGAAGAGGAGCGTTGATCGTCACATTGGTAGCCATTAGTAGACCTCTTTCCAGTTTACTGCCGCCCAGAAGTCACTGTTCGCGGAGAGCGGGGTCACCGTCAGGATCACCTCGTCAACGGTGCCGGCCAGATCTCGACCGACCGAGCCGAAGCCGTTGAGGTCGCTCTCTCCGCCGCGAACCTTCTCTGAGATCAGCCCCGAGGCCAGCAGCCGCGCGCTCGCCAGAGAGGGAACGGTAGGGGCAATCTGCGCCTCCACTGCGTCGCTGACGCTGTTCCATGTTCCGGCAGAGACGGAGCCAGTAGGTGCGGCGTAGAGGCGCACGTAGGTAGCCTTGGTGTTGTCCTCGGCCACAGCCCCGAAGTTCTTGGGAACGATCAGGGCCTTGTTGAAGCCAGCCTTCAGCCGGTAGGCCACGAGGGGAACTTCCACCCCGTTGGCGGCGTTGATCTTCGTGTTCCCGCTGTCCGTGGACCGAGGGCGCGAGAAGGTCTCACCGGCTCCGCCTTCGAGGATCGCTGAGAAGCAGATCTGGTCGAGGCGCATTGCCCCGTTCGTTGCGCCAGATACGTTGTGTAGCTCGAAGCGCCAGGGAAGGTTCCCAGACGCCATGTAGACCTCGCCTAGGGAGTTGGCGTGGTTGAATTGGTGGCAGCAAATGAACACCCCGTCGATCACGAAGCCGATCCGCACCGACCCGACGCCGAGCCACTCAAGGTCGAGCCACATGATCTGAGTCTTGGAGGGATCGAGCGTGACCCCAGAGGGGCCTGTCCCGTCGAGCTTGTCCCCGTTCCAGTTGGTCTGGAGGATCTCCGTATTGACCGGGCTCCCGCTGGTGGACGTGCGGTGAACGAAGGTGAGGCCTTGGACCAGCCTGCGCTCCAGATAGAAGCCGTCATTGTCGTCGAAGTAGCCCGCTCGCTGAACGGAGTTGGTGGACACCGTGTTGAGGCAGAAGGTGCTCAGGAGCAACAACGAGCGACCGGGCTGGTAGGGCACGTAGAAGCGGGTCTGCCTGACTACACGGTCGTTGTGGGCCGCTGTCACGTTTAGCTCAGTGCGAGCCTTTGCGGCATTGTGAGCGGTGGTGCCGCCAACCTCAGTGACGTTCTGCCAGAGGTGCGGCGTGTCGTCGTGAATGTTGGTGGTCGAGACCAGAACGTCAGGGTCCGCCACGCGGAGGCGACCGAAGGCGTCGAGGTTGAGCGGGGTAGAGAATCCACCCGCCTGGATTGAGGTGCTCACGAGTGGGCCTCCGCGATAATGGTAGAGCCGCCGGTCTCAGCGGTGAGGATTCTGAGGGAGAGCCTGTCCCCGAGGGCGACGGCTTGGCTGATCACTTGGGACTTGTAGGCCCAGGCGAGGTCGGCAGGCGTCCAGTTCAGGACCGCACCCGCCAGAGCGACCCCGTTGATCTCTAGCTGGATCGAGGTCGTGCCGATCGTGCCCGGGATAGCGCGGCGCCCAGAGAACATGATCAGGGTCGTGGCGCCGATAATGTTGGACGAGCCGAGGTCGTTTCCGACCGCGAAGAAGCCTGCCACGTCCATGGAGACGCCGAGAGGCTGCGGCGTAGGGACCGACCCGGAGGCAATGTCCACCCAAGTTGTGCCGTTGCTCTTCCAAATCTTCTGATCGCTGACGGTCGCCATAATGCAGCGGTCATACATATTTGCGGGATACGTCGCGACCAGGGTCGCGAAGTCAGCGATCTCAGGGACGGGGTAGGGCGCGTCGAACAGGCTCGATCGCCAGTCGTTTAGCGTGGCGTCCCAGCCCTGAACCGAGCTTTGAACCGGCGTGGTGACGGGGCGTGCCATTAGACGAAGCTCACGAGGAGGGTGGTCGAGGGATCACTCACAAAGCCTCCGTTGCGGTGGACGAGCCGGAAGCGGACGTTGATCTCGCTCCCAAAGTCGGCTACCAAGTTTGCGTTGGTGTAGGTGTAGGCCGCCACGGTAAGGACCACAGTCCTGCCGATCACAGTGCCAGCCTCGTTCTCAATCTGCAAGAAGAACTCCCCGATCAGGGGGCCGATCGGGGCTGGCGTGCCGGCGTTGATCAGGCCCGCCCCCGAGAAGGAGGACCCAGGAGCCTGGGTGAAGAAGCCCCAAGCCAGTTCAATGTCCTGCCCGGTCTGGTAGGCGGGGACGTTGATCTGCGGGGCACGGACCCGGAGGTTCCGGGGAGGCTCTGGCACGAGCCCTAGCCCGTAGACGGGGAGCTTGCTGACCGGCACGACGGAGCCCAGGGCCAGAGCCGTAGAGGCCACCGGCTGGCCCTTAATGTAGAGGTCTTGGAGCGGAGCGATCAGAGGATCGAAGAGCCGCTTGAGTTCGGTGTCCCGGAAGATAAAGACCGTCTCGCCGATCCCATGCGTCGCACGCTCTGTGTTGTAGCGAGCGCGGATCAGGCCCTCAAGGCGCATGGTGTTGGGCCCGGTGGGGACGATCTTTTGGAGGAAGAAGATCTCCTGCCCGATCACAGCGATCTGGGTCCCCAGACGCCACTGCGCTGTCTGTCCTGTGAGGTCGGCCACGGAGCCAATGTCGGGGCCGATCACGTTGATCTCAGGACCCACAGCAAGCTCGTAGGGGTCTGTCACGTCGATCGCGGCAAGCAGATTACCGCCAGCGGTGACCCCCTTGTCGGTGTCTATAAACTGATAGTTAAGGTTGTCAGTCGAGACGTGCATGAAGGCGAAGAGCTGATCAGCGTTTGCTCGAATCCTAAGCTCGGAGACAGAGACCTGCCCTTGGGCGATCTCGGCGGGGACCTCAATGAACAGACGGGCGAGGTCGGCCAGCGGAGGCGGCGGAGTCTGGGGAGTGGAGCCCCCACTGGAGGGCAGGAAGCCAGAGGCCTTGCGCCCGTAGAAGTCGGACACGGCGTTGATCGTGACCTTGCGCGACCCCTGGGTGATCTCCACGCTCTCCACGAGGAGGAGGTCCGTCACGCCGGCCATGAAGAACGTGCGCCCCGGGGTGAGGTAGCGGGCCTGCCGCAGGGCCTTGATCTTGTGCTTGATCTCTGTGCCGAGGGCCTCCTGGGCACGCCGCTCAGAGACCTTCGAGGCGACGAAGAGGGTCGTCACCGTGGGCAGGCTCTTGGTCGTGACCTTGGGGCTCTTGATAAAGTCGCTTCGGTCGTCCGCATACTGGGACACGGTCTGATTGGCGAACTCGTGGGCCTTGTCAGCGAATTGCCAGTTGACTTGGCTCACCTTCACGGGGCGCATGGAGAGGTCGATCTCGGGGGCCAGGAGGTCGGCCACATACTCCGAGGGCAGAGTCGGAGGGGGAGGCCCAGTGTTTGGGTCCCGCAGAGGGCGGAGGACAAAGCGGGAGTAGTCCTGCGCGAAGGTCGCGTTCCAGTTGACCTCCCAGGGGATCACGAAGCCGAGGTCGGCCATGAGATCCTCGATCAGCTCCTTTGCCGTGCGCCCTTGATCCCCGATCAGGGAAGTGAAGATCGGCTCCGCGTCGATCACTACCCCGAGGTGCTCGAAGGAATACTGGTCAAACATATAGGGGTCAAGCTCCAGCCCCTGCGGCCACTGCGCGAAGAGGAGCTGGTCGAGGGTGTGAGCCCCGTTCCACTCGTTGACCCCGCCATTCAGCGCGGGATCCGCCTCGGGATACTGGATAGCCCCGTAGTCAAAGTTGCCGTGGGAGTTGCAAATAATGTTGCCCTTCTGTGGCTTCAGCAGCGGCACCTCGATCTCATACTCAAAGACCGGCCAGACAGGGCTGGGCCCCAGCTTGGCCTGTTCCCAGACGACATAGAGCAGGTTCGGCCAGCGGGAGGCGATTCCAATTCTGTTGGCGTCTTGTAGAAACGTGTTCACTGGCTGGGTGCGCTCGCCCCAGAAGATAGAGAAGGTGTTGCCCTCAGAGGTCTGGAAGGAGGAGCCGGAGGGGTTCACGCCCTGCCCGACCGTCTGGTCCCAGACAATCTTGCCGGCCCTCCAAATCCGGTGCAGGCGACACTCCCCGTTGTTCTGCGCGGGGCCCCCGCTGCCCACGGCCAGCCCGTGCCAGGCGCTCTCCCGGTAGACGGTGCGCTTGTTGGAGCTGGAGGAGGAGCTTTTCTTGCGTGAGCCCTTGCCGCCCCCGGGGGACGTGGAGGAGTCCTCCTCCTGAACCCCTGTGCGGTCGCCGACCCAGAGAATGTTCGGTGCGACCCTCCGGTAGCCTAGGAGATAGGGGACGAAGGCCCCACGCTCCGCCGTAGTGGAGGCCCTGTCGTCTAGGACAAAGGGCGCCTCAACAAACTCGGGCTTGGAGATCAGCGTGCCCATAGGTCCCTGTCCCCACACCGAAAGACGCGGTAGATCTTGTTGTGGATCCCGTCAGCGAAGCCGAGGCCCGTGACTTGGACCCCGAGGCCCGTGGAGTGCCAGAGCGTGTTCCTGCTCGGGCCGGCGATCAGCGCGTGCCCCGGACCCCCGTCGCGCGGGCCCATTACGACCACGTCTCCTGGGGAGATCGTCCCGTCTCGCACGGCCATGTTGGGCTTGTAGAGGACTTTGATCTTGTGCATGACGCCCACGGCGCCCCGCGCGTTGTGCATAGCGGTGTCTGGCGGCAGGGTCTCGATCGGGGTAGTGACTCCATACAGCTCGTCGAGGACCCCGCAGACGAAGCGGACACAATCCACGCCCGCGCCCTTGCACTGCCACCCGGGGTGGTAAGAGGTTCCGACCCACGAGGTAAGGACGTAATGCAGCCTCGCCTCAAGGTGAGACTCAATCTCGGCCCACTTGAAGTCCCTCATGTCCACTAGAACGAACTCTCAATGTTGGGCTGGTGATCAGGGATTCCGAAGCCGAAGCCGCCGAAGGTCTCCTCACGATTGTAGCGCGAGCGGCACGTCGCGATCGTCTTGTCGCAGCCGGGCACCACGCCCACCACCTGTCCGATCCAGGCTTGGGGGACCTTGGTCCGCAGCGTGAAGAGGGTCGGGTCTGCGCCGTCCCAGGCCGCAATGCCGATCCGCAGTCCGTCAAGGTGAAGGTATCCGCGCTCGTAGTAGTGCGGATCTGCGTTGGGTAGGACCCCAGTCAAGATAGCCTGAGAGGTCTGGGGCAGGGAGGCCACCGTTCCCGTAAAGAGGGGCAGGATCGCCAGGCAGTTGTGGTCCCCGAGAGTCCAGACGCATTGGGGCGTGCAGGGAAGCCCCATGGGGATCTCCAGATCGCTCTTGAGGGTTAGGGCCTCGATCCGCACGAGACCCTCGCGGCCCTCAGTGTTGCCGACGACGCGGGAGAACCGACCCCAGTAGTGAAAGAGGGTCGAGTAAGGCGAGCCGCTGGCCTGGCTGATCTGCTCGTAGATCTTGACGGTGACAGGCGCGTGAGACTCTCCGCTGGTCAGCGCCTGGAAGAGCGCGTTGGAGTCCCGCAGGACGCGCAGGATCAGCGGGCGCTCGTCGAGGTCGCCCGTGTTCGCCGGAAGCTCGATCTCCAGGGAGGGCGCAGCCGTGAAAACCCCGCCCAGCGCGGCCTCGGTCTGGTCGGTCTCGCGATCGGTCAGCCTCAGCGTGTTGGAGCCCCACGTAAAGATCAGCAGCCAGCGGGCCGATTGGGTAGGCGTGTCGAGTTCGGTGGTAGCCATTAAGGTGCCGGCAGGGGACATGCCGAGAAGGGCTCGGGCGGGATATAGGGAATCTCAGTCGGGAAGGGCGGGGTGACCGTCTCCTCGGAGATTAGTTCTATCACGCTCAAGGACACGTCGCAGTCCTGATTTGTGGTCCACCGCTCTTCAAACACGTCCTCTGTGAAGCGCCCCTTGATAGCCAGAGTCACATAGTCCACGTCGCTATTCCCGACAGGGGGAAACGCCGGAGTGACCAGGAATCGGAAGAAGAGCGGGAAGGGAGGGAACCCGCCAAGCTGGACCTTGTTGGTGATCCGCCGAACCTCAATGTCCCCGTTCTTCAGGACGACAGCAATGTGGGCCAGGCAGTCGGTGTCAGCGAAGTCGAAGTTGCCCAAAATATCTACAAAAGTGGATCCGAGCGAAAGGAACTCAAAGACGGGCATGGGGGCAATCGCCCAGAAGGGGAGCAGCCGCCCGCGCCTCGAATCGAAGAACTTCATAAGGGAGAAAACGCCGGCCCTGTCCTTCAGGAAGGTCATGGCGAAGGAGAGGGACCAGCGCCCCTTGCCGCCACCGATCGCTGTCAGGCGATCCTTACCCGAGGGGACGAGATCCCCCGTGCGAAGGTAGGTCATGCCGTAGTTAGAGACCCAGTTGTGGGGGAAGGTGAAGATCGGCAGCCCTAGGTGGACAGGGAACCCGGAGGGGTTGGTAGGTCCGTTGGACTCGGGCAGCGCGGGGTGGGTCTCGGTCGAGCGCGTCTCGTAGGTGCCCACAAAGTTCGTCAGGAGCGAGAGGTCGGCCTCCAGCTCCTGGTGCGCCTCCATGGCGGGGAAGACGAAGGAGCGCGCCGGGACGGTCGCGGTGAGCGCCACGGTGATTGTGATTGTGGTGGCCGTGAAGGAGACGACCTCGTGGACCAGGGCCTCCCCGAAGGTGCCCCCGTTGAAGGGGATCACAACGATCTTGCGACCTACGAAGAAGCGCCGGTTGGTCGTGTCGCAGTTGATCACCGTGCCGGTGGAGTCCGAGGTCACCCCTGTAACGTCGGGGTAGATCGGCACCACCACCTTCTGGGTCGTCCTCCGGTAGAGAGTCATGGCGAGGCGCGAGGTTAGCTGCTGGTCCAGGCACTTGAGGTTGGCGTTCTGCGTCCTCAGAGGGACGGAGTAGACCTGCCTGCGGCTCTCGGCGTCCTCTAGGAGCGAGACCCCAATGTCGGTCTCCCAGCGCGTCTCAATGCGGGCCTGGACGGACCAGTCGTGGCGGAGTGGGTCGGTGCTCACGAGAGCGCCCTATTGAAAGCGGCGCGGTTGTTCTCGACGAACTGAAGCATGGCACCGCGCCCCCCGCGCAGCATGCGCTCCATGGACTGATCATTGGCCTGGACGACCGCGGTCGCGGGCCCAGCGCTGGCGGCCTGGCGACCAGCCGAGGTGATTTGGGCGGTAGGCCCTTGGCGCAGGCCGCCGACAGTTCCTCCGACAGCGAACCCTCGCGCCCGCGACACCCTCGCCGTGGGGGTTGAGCGCCGGGCGCCTGCCAGCGCCGCGAGGTCCATGGGGTTGATCAGCCCGCTTACGATCCCCTGGATCCCAGCCGCATACTTGCGCGACTTGGGGGCGCTGATCACGGTCTCCCCGGGCGTGAGCCAGGCAGGGACGGTGTCGCTCTTGGCGATCCCCCGAGGGCGCGCGGCGAGGGCGTGGGGAGAGGCCGCAGCAGAGCCGGGGACGGTGCCACCCTCGGCCAGGCCGATAGCCCCGCCGATCGAGCCCAGCAGCCCTCCGATCGCGGAGGCGGTCTTCGCAGCGCCGGCAGCACCGACAGCGGCAAGGCCGGGCACGAAGGAGGTCACCACGGCGGTCACGGCTGCCGTCACGGCGATACCGATCAGGGTGCTGATAATCATTTGCGCGACGCTGCGAAGGAAGCTACCCAGGGCAGCCCTCGGGTCTGCTTCGGTGGTAGGGTCGAAAATGTCAACGATCAACTTGCCCGCCGCAGAACTGAACTGCTGGATCGTGCCCTTGATAATGCCGAAGGTCGTGGCAAAGGCCGAAGGCAGTCGCGCCAGTTCGTCAATCGAGAGTTGCACGAAGCCAGCAACAAAGCCGTTGCTCCCGGCTAGGTTGGCCGCGCGCTCGGCGTTCGCAATGGCAGCCTCTTGAAGCGCCAGGGACTTCTGCGCCTCAACATTGAGCTTTTGCTCCTCAGCCGTGATCAGTCGCTTGGTCGCAAGGCGCGCACGCTCAGTCTCTACCAGGGAGCTGAGGATCGCCTCCTTCTGCTTCTCTGTAGTTGCGGAGAGAAGGTCTTCGCGAAGGGACTGCTGCTTGACGACGAGGGCCGTGCGAGTGTCCCGTAGGGAGTCGAGATTCTTCTGAGCCTGGGTCGTCAGCTCTTTGGTCTTTGCCCGCTCAATGTTGAGGGCAGCCTGGGCCTGCGCGGCAGCCACTTGGGCCTGGCTGCCGCCCCCCTGAGCCAGGGCAGTCTGGGCCTGAGCCACCCGGATCGCCTCTTGGGCGTTGACCTGGCGAAGAGCTGTGGTCTTGCGGATCTCCTCAGCAGCGGAGCGCGCCTGGAGGGTAATGATCCGAGCCAGGCTGGCCTGCTCCTGCGCCAGGAGGGCAACCCGGTCGTTTTGGATCGCCTTGATCTCCTCCTGCTTGACCTTGATCTCTCCGAAACCCCGGACAGCGTCTAGGGTGAGATCGCCCAAGGTCTTTGCGGCGGAGGGGTCTAGGCCGTCGAACACGTCGGAGGCTGTGTCCCTAAGGCGATCCAGCCGCTCCTCCACTTCGGCGAGGTCTTGGAGCGCGCCGGCAAGAGCCGACTCTCCGCCCGCAGTGCTCCCCCCGTCGCGGCGGGCCTTTGCGATCTCCAACTCGGCGAGCTTGACCTTGTTGAGGACCACGAAGCGCTCGCGCTCTGACTTGACGGTCTCCCTGGCGACCCCAGAGGCTTGGGTGAGGATCTGGCGCTGCTCCTCCGAGAGACCGGCCAGCTTGGCGGCGGAGGCTGCCCTGCGGGACTCCAGCGCCTGGAGCTGCGCTCGGGCGATCTGCTCCTCGCGGACGAGCGCAACACTCCGAGCCTGGGTCTGCTGGGCAGACTTCACGGTCGCGAGCTGCAGCTTCTGGGCCACGCCGACGAGCCCCAGCGTGGCGGCCTGCTGCTCCAGGGCGTCGGAGGTCTTCTTAGCCTCCTCGGTCAGCTTCTTCGCGGTCGCGCCTTGTGCGTCGGTCGCTCGCCGGGCGCGAGCCAGAATCGGGTCGAGCCTGTCCAGCACCACCGTCAGCCCGGTGAACTCCTCGGTCGCCTTCTTGGGCGGCCCGACAAGCGCCCCGGTCAGCCTCTTGCCTAGGGCTTCGGCTGCGTCGCCGGCCTTCTTCAGGAGGTCGGCAGCGATCTCTCCGGTGCCCTTGTTCCTGTTGACGATCTGGGCGTTGGTGGCCTTGCGCTGGGCCTCCCTGTCCTTGGCCTCAAGCGCAAATCGCGTCTTCGCGGTAGCGAGGGATTCCTTCTCCTTCTTGATCTGTGCGTCAAGCGCAGCGACACCTGCAGTCCGAGCGTTTGCGATTCCGCCCAGAGTGGCGGCCAGCGCCTTACTGATTCCGACCAGGCGGGTAGCGAGGAACCCAGCCGCCCTGCCTACAGCGTCCACGAATGCCTTGGCTACGCCGAGAGAGGCCGTCTTTGCGGACGAGACAATGCTCTTGAAGACCACGGAAAAGGAGGACGTTAGATCGCCTACCGCAGCAATCAGATCGTTCGCCAGGATCGAGGCGATCGAGGCGAAAGTGAGTTTGGTCTCCCCCGCCGAGGCGGAGAGCTTCTGCATTACCAGGAACGCGGCGGCGATAGCCTTGACCAGAACCAGAGCCGAGGCAGCGGCCAGGAGGAGGGGCGCAGACGTAAGGGCGGCGGCAGCAGCGGCAGCCTTAGTCTTTGCGGCGACCAGCGCCAGCGCAGCCGCGAGCCCTCCAGCCGCCGCTGTGGCCGCGCTGATCGACGCTGCGATTGAGGCAAGGCCCACCGTGATTGAGGCGGCGCGAAGCGCGGCGGCCAGTGCGGCTGAGGCCACAGCCGCGATCTTGGCCCTCAGTCCCAGGAAAGTCACCGCAGCGGTAAGGGCGGCGGCAGCAGCGGTGGCGGCCTTGAACGCCAGGACGATCCCTCCCAGCACCACCAGAATCCGGGTCAGGGTCGTCAGGGACTCAACCCCCCCGAAGTCTCGCCCGGTGATCTGGCTGATCAGGTTGGTCACGTTGCGAAGAACGCCAGCAAGATCGTTGGCCCCCTTGACGAAGCCCTCAATGATCCGACCCACGATCTGCGCGACGTTGGTGAGGGTGTCTCCGATCGTTTGGGCGCCGGCTTCGAGGTCAGCGAATCCGAGCGCGCCGCCTAGCCTGCGGGCCTCCTCGACCGCACCCTCCAGGCCCGACGCCAAGGACTCCACGATCGCGAGCGCTTTGGGGTTGGGGCTCAAGACACCCGTGATCGGGTCCGTGTCGGTGGCGAGGCCGATCGTGTCCTTGAGGATCCCCTTCAACTCGTTGAAGAACTCCAGGCCGCCCGCGCCGAGGAGTTGGCTTACCGCGTCCTTCGCGTTGGAGAAGAGGGCCTCGAAGGTGCCGAGGGCCACCTCGCCGGCCTCGGAGAATGCCCCGAAGCGGGAGTTCAGGAACTCGACGAGGGCGCCCGCCTCCTTGGCGCGGCGAATGTCCTCGTTGGTGATTCCCAGGACCGCAGCCAGGCGGGTGGTGCGCTGTTGAATCGTGCCCGAGAGGATCGAGCGGATCTCCTCTGAGAGTTGGTTCTGGGCGACGCCGGCAGCCGAGGCCGCCTGGCTGATCTGAATGGTGAGCTTGCGGACCTCGTCGAGGGACAGCCCCGCGGCGAGACCCGGGCCCACTGCGACTTGGAAGGTCTCCACGAGCTGCGCGAAGGTCGCGGCAGTCTTGAGGCCGTCACGACGCAGGAGGTTCGTCTGGCGCCGCGCTTCCTTCTGGGCAAGGGCAAGGCGCTGCGCAGGCTCCACAGCCCCGCCTAGGGCGTCCCTGACACCCGTGGAGGCTGTGACGAGCGCGGCGATCGAGAGTTCGGCGGTCTCCACGACCCTGTTGAACTCGACCATTTGCTTGACGAGTTCGCCGATCCCCTGGGCAGCGAGGCGCGCGGCGGTGAACGCAGCCAGCACCCCGAAGAGGCGCCGGAAGGTAAAGAGCATGCGCGAGCCGCTCTTTTCGGCTGTGGCTGCTGCCTTGCCCGCGTCAACGATCGGCGTGATAGGGGGAGGAGTCGGGATCGGAGCAGTGGGAGAGGGGACCTCAGGGCCCCTGGAGGGCGGCAGGATAGCCCCCGCCTGACCCCCAGCGAGGAGGTTGTCGAGGCGGCGTCCTCCGGCCCGAGCCGCAGCCCGGCGAGCCGCGTTGAGGCGCTCGTAGGCAGTGGTGAGTTTGAGGACCGCGGTGCGCTCGATCCTGAAGGAGCGCAGGCGCTGGGCCTGGATCTCGCGGAGCCCTTGGGTGTCGGTCCCCAGTTGCCGGATCGCGTCTGCCTCCGCTTGGGACTGGGCAATGCGGTCCTGTGAGGCGACCCCCGCGCGAGCGGTGGCTGTGGCGACTCGATCCGCGGCCTTAGCGATTCGGTCTAGGTTGCGGGCAACCCCCGAGGACTCGCGACCGAGCCCCCGGACGTTGTTCTTGAAGTCACGGAACGCCTTCTTAGCGACCACGACTTGGGTGCGGAACTGCTTGAGCGCCCCCGAGAATTTATTCTCGACGGTGATCGTGTAGCGCAATCCTCCTCTATCGACAGGCACTACTTGCCGCCCTTACCCTTGCGCCACGCGGAAATGAAGGCCCCCGCGTCGTTCTTCTTGGGCTTACCCAGTCCGACCAACTTCTTGTAGGGCTTGAGGAGCTTCTCCATGTCTTTGCCTGCTGCTTGTGCTGAGCCCATTGCAATCCATGCCTCCTCGATCGTCTTCGCCGCGTTTACCCGGGTGGAGCTTTCGACAAGTGCCTGAAAGGCGAGCATGTCCAGGCTTATCACCCAGTCTGGATCGTGGCCTCGCTCTATGAGCGAGGTCACTTGGTCTGCTAGGTCGAGCCAGCCGTCTCCGGCGCTTCGCCGACTTCGCTTGCCGCGCCCAGGCTTAGCCCCGGCGCGATCTCTGCCAAAGGGCCTAGCACCTCCTTGTTCGCGGCGGCGACGCCCTTGAGGAGATCCACGAGCACGGCGCCGCTGACCTCGCCCATGAAGCCCCCGGCAGAGGGGTTGCCCTTGTTGCCTCGGGGGAACTCGTCTTGGAGGGAGTCCATGATCAACTCGCCCACGACCTCGCCGTTCTTCGGGTCGAGGAGGGCGTCCACAGCCTCCGCGAGGGAGTCGGCCCGCTGCTCAGAGCGGAACTTCGCAAGGGACGTGGCAGGCGGCTCCGAGATCACCTCGGTCGAGCCGTCAGCGTGGGTCCGCTGGGTTACGCCGTGGTCGTTGTCGCCGGAGGAGAAGAGGGTGCTCAGGGCCTTGGCGAGCGGCTTGCCGATCCGCCTCAGCTTGAACATGACCTCCACCCGCACGGGGTAGAACTTGAGGTCACAGCCGTTGACTTTGTGCTCAACGTAGTTTGTGCGCCCCAGAAAATGCTTGCCGTCTTTCCAGCTCATGTGTCTGCCTTTTCATGTGAGAGAAGCCGGGCCCGGGACTTCCATAGCCCAGACCCGGCTTCGTGAGTCTACCTCAAGCGCCGACTTAGGAGTTGGCGTGATCCTTGATCGTGAGGGTCTTGCCGGCCACGTTGGCCTCAGCCGTCGCGGTGTAGCCCATGACGGTCCACTCGTCGCCGATCCCGGCGAGGTCGCCCTCGGACTTCAGCGAGAGCTGGTGGAAGGTGTAGGCCGTCTCCTTGTCGTTGTCGGCGGGGTTGACGCCAATGAAGAGCAGGGCCATGGCGGGGTTGGTGCCGGTGAGGGCCTCGACCTCGTCGAAGGTCGCCGCAGCCGCAGCCGTGGCCGCGACGGTGACGGCAATGTCGAGCCCTGCGGTGACGGAGGCTGCCGCCCGAATGAAGACCCGACCGTTCTTCGCGTCGAGGTCGTAGTCGGTGCCGAGGACGAGCACGACGGGGGTGCCGCCAGTGTCGGTCGTGATCGTGACGTTGGCCGGAAGGAGGTCAACAGCCTGGACCCCAGCGGGGCTCAGAATGTTATACCAGCGGCCACCGATCGCGGAGAAGTCGGGCGCGACCGTGCAGAAGACCGTGAGCGCGAAGCCGGCGACGGTGGGGTTCACCGTGCCAGCGGTCGCGGTGCCCGAGAGGAAGAGGGCGAGGTTCTGCGCGCTCAGCTCGTCGAGCTGGAAGGAGACCGAGACCTCCTGAGAGATCACGACTTCCTTGTCCGTGACCTTCAGCCCGATCCGCGAGGACTGGTGCTTGAGCGTCTCGGTGTCGAGGCTGGTGTTGAACTCGGGCGCGTTGCCAAGGTCCCGCCAGCCGTCGTCCCCAGGGAGCCCGGTGGTGCTGTCCAAGATCGCGGCGTAGAGGCGCCCGCGTCCGAGGTTGTAGAGGCTGGTGTCCGGTAGTCCGGTGGTGTTCAAGCCCATGGCGGGTCTCCTATCGCCTTCCTAGGCGAGCAGCAAAAGTGAATTCGATCAAGGTCCCGTTGTGGGCGCTCTGTTTGATTGGGTGGCCGTAGGTCGCTCGCTGGAGGATCAGCGTGGCCTGACGGAAGTCGGTCGTCTTGGGCAGGATCAGGGGATCGCCCTGCCATGCCTCCTCGGCGTGGTAGGCGGTGATCTCCCGGTTGAACTTGACCTTCGCGAGCCAGAGCCACTGGGGCCGGTCGAGGATCAGAGCGCGCCCGTAGCGCGGATCGACCTCGAAGCCAGCGTCGATCTCGTTGGTCTGAGCGCTGTCAGGCGGATAGGGCGTGTCGATCAGGGGATCCACGTCCGACGCGATCTTCGACCCTGGGGGGTAGTTCACGGGAAAGTAGGGCCCAGCCTCGATCAAAGCGAGGAGCGCGTTCTGAATGCGGATCTTGTCTGAACGGTTGGGCATTAGCTGTAGAGGATCGGGCGGATTGAATCACCCGGCCTGGGTTGAACGGTGTCGGGCTCGAAGACGACGACGCTGAGCTTTCCGGTCGAGTCGGTGTCTCCGAGGAGGTCGGCAATAGCCTCCTCGACTTCCTTCTGGAGCGCCTCGATCTCCTTCTCCAGGGCGCGCTGCCCCTTGCGGGTGAGGGGCTCCTCGTTCCATGTGTCGTGGGTGCTGCCGCTGGCGTCCATGAACAGCATGGGCAGGACCTTGAGCAGCCGCAGCCGCACGTAGATCTGCTCAAGGTTGTTGGCTTGGGTCCGCACGAGGTCGGCAGACGTGGTGGCGTTCTCCACGTAGGCGACAGCCAGGATCTCGTTGACCTTGGTCAAACCCAGCCCCCGCTCCTCGTCGTAGAGCGCCACGCGGACCCACTCGACGGCTTCGTCGATCTGGGCCAAGGCGTCCGACTGTGCCGCACCCGAGAGCCGCAAGCGGGCCTTGAGTGTGGTCATATCGGCAACGAAGAGGGGGGCGACAGGCATGACTTACTCGGGCGCCTCGTAGTCTTCGGAGAGGAGAGCGATCGCTTCCTCTTCGGTGTCGAGCAGGCCGATCGAGTCGTCCCGCTCCATGATCATTACGTTGAGCTGGTCGAGGCTCATGCCCCGCAGCCCGTCTGGGTCGAGGTTCCACTTGCTGGCGATCTTGACGGGCTTGCCGTTCTCGCCCATGGAGGTCGCGGCCTCGACGCCAGGGGGGAGACCGTCCCCGCCAAGCTCCGCCTCGATCTCCTCGACCGACAGGGTGGCGACGCTGCCCTTGATCACGTCAAGGAAGCCGTTCTTCATGTGCTGCTGGATTTGCTTCGACGAAAGGACGCCCGAGGGGATTACCTCGCCGCCCACGAAGAGCTTGCCCTTGGGGCACAGGATCGAGCCGCCTTTTCTGACTTTGAGAATCATGTTCCATGTTCCTTATCTGGGGGTGAGCCAGAGTCTACCCTACGCGGCGGGCTGGACAGCCTGGGCGTAGGTGACCACGACCTTCACGGCGCCCGAGACGAAGGTCTCGACCCCAGGGGGCGTCACGGTGAGCCCCTGAGCCGTGGCTGCCCAGAGCGTGCCGGGCGCGACGGTGTAGTCGGTCTCGTCGCTGACGGTGTTCAGGGCCCCGGCAATCGCGGCTCCGAAGGCGTCGGCGTCTCCGCCCGTGATCCCGAGGTCCACGGTGTTGGTCGCGCCGCTCGTCACGATCGGGGTGGTGACTCGCATGGAGACACCCAGGAGGGTGGCGCCTGCGGGGATTGCGGCGGCGAGGGCTGCGCTCACAGAGAGATCGTCAAGCTCCAGCGTGACCGTCGTGGACTTGAGCACGTAGCGACGCCAGAGGTCGAGCAGGTTCTTTAGGGTGCGCATTGGATTCTCGCTTCGTGTGGGGTTATGAGCAGGGGGCCCCTATAGAGCCCCCTGCGTTGTCTCTGCGTTGAAGGCTAGGCCGAGGCCTAGGCGATCACCTGCATGCTGACCATGGCGCCGGGGCGGCGCGGGACGGGCAGCGGACGGCTGTGGGCGAGGGCGATCATTTGGCTCGGGTCCTCGTTCTCCCAGCTCTTGGAGAAACGCTCACCCTGGAACTTGCGCCCCTGGAGAGCCTTCATGTCTGGGATCGCGCCGTAGTAGAGCGTGAACTCGGCGGCGGCGCCCTCGGCGACGAACTCGACGAACTTGTCGCGGATCAGCGGGGTGCTGACACCGGCCACGGCCACCGTGCGGGAATACTCCCAGCACTCGACGCCGCAGAACTGGCCGAGGTAGATCACGCCCTCGTTGGAATACTGCTGCTGCAGGGTCAAGTTGCCCGTGTCGAGCTTGGGGCCCTGACCGAGGTTGCCCTGGATCTTGAGGATCTTGCGGAAGGCGGCGGCGGCGCCGGCACCCATGATCGCGTCCTTGAGGCCGAGGCCCACGGCGTCGCTGAGGAGCTTCTTGACGAGGTGGAAGTTCTCCTCGGGGTCGGGCAGCGTCGGATCCGCGTCGTCCCAGAAGGTCGTCAGCGTGACGTTGTTCGCCGCAGGCTTGGGGTAGGTGATCGTGAAGTGCTCGTTCGGGCTGACCGAGTAGCTCACGACGCCCGTCAGCGAGAGAGCGCAGAGGTATTCCTCGGCGTTCGTGATCGCGTCGGCCATGACTTGCATGTCGCGCGCAATGTGCTGCTGGAGCGCCGAGACTTGCATGCCCGCACCCGGGCTGAAGATCACCGTGCCGGGGCGACGGTTGAAGAGCAGCCCGCTGGGGGTGAAGGGGCGCTTGACCCGAATGTTGGGCGCCGAGACCGTCTGGAAGGTCTCGCTGTGCCCGTCGATCAGGAGCGCGGCGCCGTTCTTCCGCACGAAGGGAGCGACCTCGCGGCCCTTCGTGAGGACCGAAAGCTCAATGTCCTCGGTCGGCAGGGTGACGTGCCGGCCATAGAGGCGCCGCTTGAGGAACTGGTTGGGCGACTTGATCTCGTTGACCAGCGGCGTGAGGCTGGTCCACTTGAGTTCGGTGATCGTGGACATGGGTGCTTCCTTGTTTGTTTCGGTGTAGGGGTAGGGCTAGCCTGTGGGCTAGCGGACCTGATCGAGGCCTTGGACTTCGATCCCAAGGAGGCGAGCTTCGGTGCGGAGAATGGCCTCAACGTCGGCGTCGGCCTCGGCGGAGGCAGCCTTCACGTCGTCGGCGTGGACGATCCCGCGGATCAGGACGTGGGCGATCACTTCGCCGCCAGCGTCGAGGACAGCGGCGTCAGGGAAGAGAATGCCCTTGAGGACCCCGGTGCCGTTGGCGCCGCCGTTGGTCCAGGGAACCCAGAAGTTGGTCGCCGTGTTGAACGCCATGGGGGTGTTGACCGCCAGCGTGCCGGCGCCCGCCGCGAGGTTCTTGGGGGCCGTCTCCCGGGCGATCGTCCGGGTCGGGGCAGCAGGCGTGTTGCTGCTGAAAAGTTCGTTGGTAGCGTAAGCCATGGTGGTCTCCTGCTTGTCTGTTCTTTGGGTGCGAGGGGCCTAGGGCCTTAGCCGTTGATCCAAGCGGCCATTTTGCTGCCAGCGGCGGCGGCCTCTTGGTCTTCCTTGGAGAGGGTCACCCCGTCGAAGCCGGTGTCGTCGCCCTTGTTGATCGTGCCCGCGGGGGCGCCCTGGTTGCTGGGGGCTGCCTTGGGGGGCTGCCCTGCGGGGGCGGCGAGGTCCTTAAGGATCGCGTCCACTTCCTCGGCGGAGGTGGCCTTGGAGAGCTTCTCGGTGAGGCTGTGCTTGCGGAGGGCCTCGCGGTGGGCCTTCACGTCCTCGACGTTGGTGGGGTCGCCCTTGAAGACGGGCAGGACAGGCGCGGCTGCGGCGGCGGCTGCGGCGGCGTCAGCGGCCTCCTTGGCGACCCGCTCGTTCTCTTCGCGCATGGACTTGACGACGAGGGTCTGGATCTCTTCGGGGGTCATGGTGTATTCCTCTTCAGGGTTGAGTCTCTTGGCGAGGCGGGCCGCAATCGCGTCGGCCAGATCCTCGGGGTCTTGCTTTTCAATCTCCAGCTCGGCCTTACCACCCATAGAGACGCCCTCCCAGGCGCCCTCGCGGTAGAGCTTGCGGAGAGCGGGGTCGTCGATCTTGAGCACGACGCCCCAGGCGCCGGTCGGGTCCACGACCTTGCCGTCGTAGTCGGTGAGGCCCTCGAAGCGAGGGTCGCCCTTCTGGACCAGGAAGCTCTCAGCCACGTAGGCCTGATCCTTAGGGATCGCCTTGCCGTCGTGGCGCATGTCGATCGCAACACCATTCTTGGCGGCGTCGTAGAGCATGTCTTTGATCACAGCGGCAGAGGCCACGTCGCCCTGGCTGTCGCGCAGCTCCGGGGCGTAGACGACAGCGGTCAATTCGCCCTGCTCGTCCATGCCCTTAGCGAGGAGGGACACCTCGAAGGCACCGTCCTCCTTGAAGATCGTCGGCAATCTGTTAGCACCCCGGGGGACCAACGAGATAAACTTGATCTTGGCTCTCTTGATTCTGCGTCGCATGCAGGTCAGGGTATGTATCGTCGCCGACGACGCAAGGCCTTACCGGACAAATGGATAGATATAGCGAGAGGCGGAGAGTATGGCCGGAGTGAAAGCGGAAGGCGCGGCTGTCGCCGACAAGAACGTCAACAGCGTCCACGGGATCCCCCGGGTAAGTCGGGTCCTCTACGACCAGCAGATCGCCAAGGAAGTGGGCTCTCGCAGCCTTCTCAGTGTGGCCCTGGAGAAGGGCGACGACCAAGACAAGCCCAGTCAGCAGGGCGTGTCGCTCGGTCGTAAGGGACACCCCTTCAACTTTGAAATGGTGGCTTCCTTCCAGAACGCCAACGTCCACCACGGGCGATCCGTTCACGCCAAGGTAGCCGCCATTGTCGGCCTTGGGTTCCAGACCCCCAACGACAAGAAGCGCGCCGACGCAAAGCTGACTGGTATCCCGTTGACGCCAGAGGATCTACCCCCCGAGGACGACGTGTCTCGTATTGACATGATCATGGACCCCCTCTGCCAGCACTCGTGGCAGGACGCCATTAACGACGCGTGCGAAGACTTCGTGCAGACCGGCAACGGCTACCTTGAGATCGTGCGCGACAAGGCCGGAGTCGTGGCCGGCTGCCACCACCTCCCCTCGAAGGAAGTCTTCGTCGTAATCGAGGACGCCAAATACAACATGCACTATTCGATCCAGGGCGCCGAGGACGGCACGGGGTCGAGGGTGTTTGCAAAGTTTGGGGATAAGGAAAAACTCATTGAGCGCTCTGGAGGCGACGGCTTCGTCACCTTCGACTCCAACGGCACCGTGGATCCCGAATTCGTGAGCGAGGTGATTCACTTCCGCCGACCCACAAGCCTGTCGCGCTGGTATGGGTTCCCAGACTGGCTCTCCGCCGTGGCCTCGATCGAGCTGGTCCAGTGCGTGACCCAACACGAATACGACTTCTTCCTGAATCGCGGCGTGCCCGAGTTCATGCTCTTCGTCCTGGGTCAGACCCTGCACAAGAAGGACAAGGAGCGGATCGAGACCGCCATGCAGTCCACGATCGGCCTGGGGAATCAGCACAAGAGCCTGCTGGTCAACCTCTCGCAGGGCGGCGCGGACATGAAGGTGCAGCTTGAGAAGCTCGCCATGGAATCGAAGAGCGACGGCAGCCAGTTCTCGGGCATGTCGGAGAGCCTAGCCCTCCAGATCGTGACCGCCCACGGCGTCCCCCCGCTCCTGGCCGGGATCCAAGTCCCCGGGAAGCTCGGGGCCAGCAACGAAATGGTCCAGGCCATGCAGGCCTTCCAAGTCCTCGTGATCGAGCCCATGCAGCGGCTCTTCCGCCAGACCCTCATGCGGACTCTCGGCTCGGAGGGCGCCGGCCTCACCCTGGGCGCGGGGGACCTCGTGCTCAACACGATCACCGGGGCGATCGACATTGGGACCGCAGATACTGTGGCCCGCATGCGCCAGAGTCCCCAGGAGGCCGAGGCCGAGGGCCGCGACCTCGACGACGGTCTCAAGAAGGGGGAGGAATGGACCGACGAGGAGAAGGGCGCCTTGGTGGGTGAGACCATTGACCTCCTGATCGACCGCCTCCGACTTCGGTCCAGCGCAGCCTAGTGGCAGACGAGGTCTTCCAGCGACGACTCCTTAGGGCCCTCGGTAAGGCCGCCGCGAATCGAGTGCGGCCCAAGATCGTGAGCTACAAGGGCAAGCCGATCAGGGCGCTCCAGCGCGCGCTCAAGTCGGTCCTCGTCAACGACGAGCGCGTCGAGCTGCAGATCCCGCACTTCTGGTCGGTCTACGTTCACGAAGGCCGCAGAGTCCCGGTCACCTCGCGCACGGGCCTGCTGATCTGGTATCGCAACCCAAAGCGCGACCCGCGGCTGAATGCGGGGGTCACACCCGAGAGGGCGGCGAAGCTCCGGCACCTCAGCAACGCGGAATTCAAGGACGCCCAGGCTGAGAACTACGAGGCCCAGAGGCAGGGGCGCGAGCCTCCGGTCATTATCATTCCGGCAGGGCTCCTGAAACGAGCAACGCCCCCGAGCCCGTTCTTTGAAAACGAGCCAGGAGGCGGCATGTTCGGCTTCGAGCGCGAGGCCAGCGAGATCGCGCAGCAGGAGTTTCAGTCCTTCGCGCTCACGTCCCTGAGGAGCACGCTAGGCGTCAGCTCCTTCATTCCCCGAGGGGGAGGCAGCGGGATCAACGTCACCGTCGAGCGGGACGGGATTGAGCTTTCGATCTAGGAAGGCCTCACTTGGGCGCCTGGCAAAGGGCGTCTGCTGCTTTGCGAATGTCGCTCAGGGTCGCGTCGGTGTCCGGGTCAACGCCGACCCCCAGGTCTACCCGAGTGTGTTCGGCGATCTCCTGGCACTTGAGGTGGATCTCCAGCGCCTTGGCCCTGGCGACCTCAGTGAGCACGTAGCAGAGGCCTGTGAGGGCTCCTCCCACGGTCTCCAGAACCTTAAGGACTCTCTCGTCGTCGCTGTTCCTCATTTCCTACCCGCTTCCCGTCGCAGTCTTGCCGCAGCCTTCTTCAGTTCGGACTGTCCCCACAAGGCCAGGCCAATCCCGTCCATGACGTGCTTCCAGTCGGCCTTATTGATCTTGCTTAGTTTGGCGACCGGCACCTCCCCCGTGGGTCTGGCGTAGCCTGACATTACCTCGTAGTCCCACCCGAGGCTGTCCAGCAGCCTTGCGTGGTGGATCTCCTTAGGCACGCCGCCCTTCCATGTCTGCGGCTCCGCGACGACCACGATCGCGTCAGGCCAGACTGACAGGGCCGCCCCAGCCGCCATGCCGCCGCAGAAGGACACGTCCACGAGGCTCTGAGGGTTCTTGGTCGCGGCGTCGCTCTGAGCGCGCCTGATCCGCATGCCCTCGACGATCACGAGGACGCGCGCGGTCACGGAGAGTAGATTGTCTGCCTCTGTGAGAGCCTCCCGGCACTGCCGGAATACCTCTGGCCCGGCCTGCTGCGCCTTGAGGTCCTTGACGTGGGTGGTCGCGACCCAGGAGGGTCCGTGCAGCACCTCGAATCCCCCCATGCCGACGTTCTTGCAGTCGGGGTCGATCCCCACAATCAGATCGACTTCGCTCTGCGCGGCCAGCTCAAAGAGTTCCCGGTGGTGCGCTCGGTCGCTCGCGCCGCCCTTGTTGCTCTTGCGCTTGGCTTTCCCTCGGGACCAGCCCACCGGCTTGCCTGGGAAGGAGACCACTAGACCCCGCCCTTCGCAGCAGTCTCGAAGAACGCCTGGGCGTCGCCGCGCTTCCGGTCGGCGGCCTCCTTGAGGGGGTGATCCTCGATCTCGGCAGGCGCTCGCGGGTCACCGATCCACGCGGCACACTGCGCGTAGCCCGCCTGATCCACGAGGTTGTCAGGCTTGCGGCGCACCCGGTCGCGGAGGGCCCTCATAATCACGAGCATTTGGATCACGTCCCGCCCGTCGAGCTTCTTGAACCCGAGGTAGGAGGCCCAGGCTGAGGCGAGGCGCCCGTAGGTCTGGCGAGGGTCGCCGTAGTCGTGCGCCCTGTTGCCGCAGACAAGCTCCCGAGCCCGGTCCAGGCAGAAGGTCGTCTCGTGGATCTCCTCCTCGCCGTGGAGGCAGTTCTGCTGACCCAGGCGCTCGTGGAGCTGCCGAATGATCTTGCCGAAGCGCTCGCACTCTCCGCACTCAAAGCTGACCTCCGAGACGCTGCTGTTCTCCTCCCTGATCCTGCCGGAGCGCTTGATCTCTCCGCGCAGATCAGCCGTGAGCGCGTTGATCTGCCGCCGCATGTCGGTCGTGGCCTCGTTGTGCTTGCTGCGCTGCTCAGCGAGGGCCGCATTGAAGGCCTCTTGCGAGAGGGGGTGCTTGGCCTTGGCCAGCAGGTTCTCGACCCGCTGGAGTAGGGTTTGCCTGTGGCCCTCCAAGTATTCAAGCCGCTCGCCTTCCTTCTTGCTCTTGGCCTTCAGCTTGTCCAACTCCGAGGACATGCTGCGGATTCGCTCCCGAGCGCCTGGGTCGTGGGAGACCTTCTTGGCGTCGGCAAGCTCGGTCGTGAGCCGATCGACCTTCTTGTGCAATCGCCTAGCCTCCCCCTCGAAGGCGGCCCCGTCCTCGGCGGCCAGCACCCTAATGCGAATGATCTCTTTGTTTAGCGCCTGCTCCTGCTGCGTCAGGCGGGTGATCTCCTCCCGCAGCGAGGGCTCCACGTCAGGCCCCAATGCCCGCAACTCAGCCAGGGCCTTGCGCTGCTTAAGGTTGACCTCGGTCTTGGTGGCGAGTTCGGCGCCCCTCTGGTCGGAGCAGCGCCTGGTGTTCGCGTGATTGCTGCGCTCCAGCTTCAGTTCCTCCTCCAGGGCCTCGATCCTGTGCTGCCTGTCTCGGTTGATCTTCTTCTGATCGTTGGCCGCTCGGCCCCGACCCAGGGCCTCCTGGCCCCGCCTGGCGATCTGCCGGTCGCGGTCGTTGATCACGTCGCTCTGAGCCGTGATCGTCTGCTCAGCGTCGATCAGCGCCTTGGCCTGGTCGCGGACCAATGACTCGGCCTGGGTTAGGCGGGCAGCGAGGCCCTCCTCGTCGCTCGGGAAGGGCCCATGCAGCTTCTGCTCGGCCCCCTCCCCAGCCACAATCAGGGTCTCGGCGGCCGGTTCTGGGAACGAGCCCCACAGCTTCTCGGGAGGCAAGGCAGGCCCGGTCGCGTGCTGCTCGCGATACACGTCGCAGGGGCAGTCCTGACCCTCCGTGCGCGCCAGGCAGGCATGCTGCTCGTTTGCGTGGGAGCCCCTCGGGTGGCCGCACCGGCAGATCCTGGTCTTGGTCTTCTGTTCCATGTTCGTGCTCGCTGTCTAAAGGGAGAGAGCCTGCCTGCACCGAGCCATAACGCAAGGCAGCAGGCAGGCCCTCAGGGCGGGTCGAGGCTAAGGGGACCTCGACCCAGGGAGTGAATTACGCTTCGACGGGCTTCTCGGCGGCCTTCTTCCGAGCCTTGGCGCGGGCCAGGGCGTCGGCCTTCTTCTTGGCCGCCGTGTGGGCGGGCTTCGCAGTCGGCTTCGGCTTCGGCTTCTTGCCCGGCGCCTTCTTCTTGGCTGCGGCCTTCTTCTTCTTCGCGGGCGCCTTCTTCTTGGCTGCGGTCTTCTTCTTCGCGGGCGCCTTCTTCTTCTTGGCCGGCGCCTCAGAGGCCGGGACGCACGAGATCACCAGGCCGCCCGTGATCGAGGTGCGCTTGCGGAAGACGCAGCCCTTGGGTGCCTGAGGCTTGGCGTTACGCAGCGCCGAGTTCAAGCGGTTGTGGGCCTGCTTGGGGGTCACCCCGTCCTCGGCGGCCAGCTCCAGGGACTCACCCTCGGCGAGGCCCTTCATGGCCTCGATCAGCCCCGCATAGCGGCTGGGTCGCCCTGGGGACCGCTCCGCGAACTTGACGCTCTTGGTCTTCTTCTTCTTGTATTTGACTTTGGTATCGGTCACTTGTCTGCCTTCCAGGGGACTAGGCGCCCCTCAATGTAAACAGGCTCGGCTCGTTTATCCCAGCGCAGCATAAGGACCGGATCGGCCCTCGGCGTAACGTCTGGGGTAATGATCGACATGCACTCCACCATGATTCGGGCAACCTCGTGGGCAACCTCGTGAGCGCAGTCGATCCTCGCCTCCCCAATCAACTCGTCGTGAATGAACAAAAGGGACCTGTGTCGGTCCCCTTGGTCGTCAGCATACAGAGTGGATCCGACATTAGCAAACGTGGCCTCTACTACGTCGCAGACAGCGAGCATGGCGCCCTCAGCAGACGGTGCTTGCAGTCCAGCGCCGTTGGCTGCGGCGCAATAGGCGGCCCCAGCCCGATACATGCCCAGCGGGGTAATGTAGGCGTAGCTGCCCTTATGGTGGGGGTCAGGGCAACTGTCGCTGATCCACTTGAGGTAGGGCGCCATTTCGGGGAAGCACCTGTGCCAGACCTCACGCAACTCGCCAGCAAGCTCCTCGTCAACCTCGATCTTGTAAGTCGCGTGAGCATATTGGACGAACGTCTTGGGGCCTAGCCCACCGGGGTAGCCCAGTCCTGTGGGCTTAGCGAAGGTCCGATAGTGCTTGTAGAACTTGCGAACCTCCTCCACGCCTGAGCGCTTGCACGCCATGAAAGCCTCGTAGAGGTCCTCCCCTTGAGGATCCGGGTTCTCCTCGATCACAGAGTCGTGGAAGTTGTCGTCGAGGAAGAAGGCGAGGTGAGCCCCGAGGTAGGAGTGCGCGTCCCAACCCCTGTTGATAACGTCCCGCAGCACGGAGAAGCCAAAGAGGTCGTAACACTTCTGCGCCAGCGTCCCCAGCTCCATGCCGCTGTAGTCAACGCTGTAGAGGACGTAGGTCTCGCGGGGGACAATGCAGGCGCGCACCCGGGGGTGCGGGTTCTGGCAGTTCCACGAGGGGTATGCCTTGGAGGCGAAGGACGAGGAGCGCCCGGTCTCCTTGAGGAAGTCGTAGTTGGCGTGCAGGACCGGCGCTACCTTGCCTGAGCCCTTCGGCCACTCCATGCGCGGCATGTCCGTCGTCACAAGTTTCTGCACCGCCTGTCGGCCCTGATACTGCGTCAGGATCGGACAGCGCCTGGCGTAGTCGTCGAGGAACTCCTTGTCCACTTGGAGGCTTCCCTTGTCGGTGTAGCGCAGGACTACGTCAGGGTGGTCCTTCTTGAGGTCCATGGCGACCCGGTAGAGCGCCTCTTTGTTGATCGACGCCTTCTTCGGCTTGGTCAGCTTGACTGGGCAGTCGCAGGGATCCTCCTTCTTGGTGGGTCTGGGGCAGTCGAAGTCATGCTCCTTGGCTCCGTTGGCCCACGGCTTCGGGGGGATTGCCGGGCGTAGGATCTCGTGCTCCACGAGGAGGCAGAGCTTCTCTGGGGTCAGGGCTTCGGCCAGCTCCTCTACGATCTTGGCGTGCTCCTCGGCGTCGGTGGCGACCCCCTTGATCGTCATGAGGTAGAAGCAGAAGCGGAGCAGGCAGCGGAAGCTCTCGACTTGGAGGGGGTCGATCCCGAGACGAAGCTCCAACTCCGCCCGGCGAGCCTCCTGGGCGTGCCAGATCTGCACCGGGTAGACCGAGTCGAGGATCGAGTAGAGAACGGCTTCCTCGGGCCACTCGACCAGCGGCACGTCTTCGAGCACGTCGTAGTTGAGGCGCCATGCCTCGTCCTCACCCACCTCGCCGGGCTTGGCCTTCCCGACCATGGTGATCCCGAGATACAGCTCGGCCAGCGTGTCGAGCCCGTATTTCAGCTTCCGCTTTGATCCGTCTGGGTTGAAGGCGTATTCGAGGTCCCCCGTGTCGGCGAGGTTGAGGAGCTTCTCACGAACTTGAATGTCGGAGGCGCGGCCCTCGCTGATCTCGCGGAAGATCAGCGGGTAGAGGTCTGGGGTCTCCTTGCAGGCTACAGCGAAGTCGAAAGCGAGGTTTGCCCCGACCTTGATCTGATCGGAGTCCAGAAGCTCCCGCATGAGGATCTCAAGGTCCCCGGCTTCGCGCGTGGCGAGTTCGGAGTCCTCGACGGTCCCGGTGGACGCCGAGAGGCAGACCGCACGAGGAGCGAGGTTCTCAGGGCCGAAGAGGTGCGTCTCGTAGTCGAGGCCGATTAGATTGGTCATATGGTCCTTCGGGGAGTCGAACCCCGCCTCTAAGCACAGACTTACGCGAGTCCCTCCACAGGGGTAGCGTTCCGGGAGTCGAACCCAGCCTCACAGCAACGGCCTAGCGCTCACCCCGAGCTAAGGACCAAGTGCCGACTTTGATAAGGGCGTCGGCGGGCCCTTGCGCTTTCTTGTCCCCTTCCGGGGAACCCCAGTGCGCCTACTCTTCGAGCGAGGCCTCGTATTCGATCAACTCGTCCAGCGCCGAGCCCGGGAAGAATGCCTCCTTCTCGTCGTCGCTGAGGATCTCCGCCAGCTCGATCGCGGGGACCTCGCGCTGGTAGTTGATCTTCGTGAAGGGCTTGCTCGCCCGGGTCTCGATAATCCGGTTCTTGACCTCAATGTAGGTCCCGCAGAGCGGCTGATCGTCGTCGAGGATCGCGTAGAAGTTCTCCTCGGTCACGTCGTTCTCGGGCAGCCCGAGGATCTTCGACAAGAATGCCTTGACGTTGCCCAGGAAGCTGTCGTGCTTCGTCCACATGGAGTGGCACGGGCTTTCGCCGACCTTGTGGCCGTCCCCGTCGTCGTCGTCGAAGACGTGAATGATCGTCTTTTCGACGAACAGGCCGACGCCGCTCTTGCGGGTGTCGTCCATTTTCACGAAGTCGATCCGCTGGAGATAGTGTCCAGCCTTCTCCCAGTTGGAGTCAAGGGAGGCCTTGGCGTCCTTGAGCCCCTTGGCGTGCTTGCGTGCGAGTTCAAGGCTTCGCTGGCCTTTGGTCATTTCAGTCATGGGATACCTTTACGATTCTGCGTTTACGATATGCCTTTGGGTGTTGTTCCCTCAGGTCGTTAGGAAGTTACTCTTTGGGTCTGACAAGTCAAGGCTACCCGAAGCGGTCTGTCATAAGTGCTTGAGCGGCAGTGCTGAGCTTCTTGTTTTGGAATCCTCGCTCCCGCAGGACAGCGGTAGGAAATACCTTAGGGAGGTGGGGCGCATAGGTCGCGTAGATCAGTTTCTGCCGGTTGCCTGTGGTCTGGTGGATATAGAGAGCGTCGTTAAGGGACGCAGCCAGGAGCATGTCGTCGAACTCGCTAGTGGCGCAGGTGTAGGCGGAGACTTGCGAAGCCTCCTGACCATTGCGGTGCATGCGCCCCAGGGTCTGCTCAGCCAGCTTGGCCGAGCGGGGCCACTGCACGAAGAGTTCCTGATTGAATGCCTGGAGGTTCTTGCCCGTGCCGTGGCTGCGCATGCTGGCGACGATCTTGCGGCCTCGGTTCTTTGGGTCGAGGATCGCGGCGTTGGCTGCGGCGCCCGCGGGACAGTGCAGCGGGTCCAGCCCGGCCTCCCTGAGGGCCTCGGTAAGCCAGACACCCATGCCCTTGTGGTAGATCCACATGATCGCGCCTTGGTCCTTCTTGAGCGAGGAGGCCCACTTCACGGCATGGCGAATCTTGTAGTCGCAGACGCGCACCACGCGATCGTTGCGGAGGCTCCTGGTGATCCTCCGATCCAGTTCCTTCGAGGCGCCTTTGAAGGCCCGCTTTTCGAGGATCAGCTCCCGAAGCTCCACGGCGAGCACCTTGTGGTCGGCCCACAGGCGATAGAGCCCCGTGCCGACGTTGGCCCCCCCGTGGGTGCTCATGTCGTGACCCACTAGCATGGGCGTGTCTAGGCCGCTGCGCCCGTGGTCCTCGATCCACTTGCGAAGCTCGGAGGAGTATTCCTGCCCGGCGCCGTGGTGCTCCCGGGCGAGGTCAAGGATCTCCTCGGCCACCGATTCGGACACGTCGCTGCGCTCAGCGAATTGCTCGGGGGTCGGGAAGGTGAGTTCGTTGTAGAAGCCGGCGCTGAGTTCGTAGAGCCATTTGTAGGTGTGGATCGGGTGCTCGATCTCGTCTTCGTTGGGGGTGCGCCAGAGTTCCACGACTTGCTTCTGGAGGCGGGTCAGTTCCGCCCACCCCTCGTGGGTCGAGGGGGACTTCACAGGCTGGTTGTGGATCACCAAAGAGGGCTTGATCTCGGCGTCGCCGGTCGCGGTCACCCCGGGGCAGCTCTTGAGTCGTAGTTTGTAGGCCATGCGGAATCCTGCTGTGTCTTCGGAGATTGTTTCGGCGGGGAAGTTGCGCTCTGCCCAGTGGACCAGCGGCATGATCGGGCCGGTCGCCTCGCTTGAGCAGGCGTCGGAGTCGATCTTCGTGGCCCATTCGGAGGCGAGGTTGGCGGCCAGCGGGAGCGGGCAGTATTCGCCCAGGCACCAGCGGATAAGGTGGTAGTAATCTTTGATCGTCTTGGAAGTGATCGTGCCAGAGAGGACGCAGCCCTGCGGCCCGTGCTCCCTGACGTAGCCCATGAGCCGCTTGGTGCGGGCCGCCCGTGGGTTGCCGAGTGCGTCGGCCTCGTCCGCAATGATCAGCTCCGGGGCCATGGCTTCGAGGACCTCGGAGGTGTCCTTCGTAGAGAGGCAGGAGTAGGGCAGAATGTAGAGCCCCCTCTTGCCGCTGGTGGCGAGCATTCGGCGGGCGCCGGGAGGCTTGCCGCCCATGACGTGGATCGGGTAGTTCACGTCGATCCTGCGTCGAGCGAAGGGGAAGTCGTCCCGCACGAGCTGACCCAGGACGGAGCTGGGCACCAGGAGTAGGACGCGCTTGAGCCCTCGGCGGAAGGCGCTCGCGGCGATAGCCTGGGTCACCATGGTCTTGCCCCAGCCGACGCCGATCGGGGCAAAGAGTCCGTTGCGCTGCTCGTAGGACCGGATCGCTTCGCACTGGACCCGCCACATGCGGAAGCCGTCAGCGTAGGGTCGGGCCAGGACTCGCTTCGAGTTGAACTCCTCGACCTCCTCGTCGGTCATGGAGGGCACAAGCTCTAGGCCAATGATCCGATTGATCTCGGCATACTGCCCAGGGTCGGCAAGGAGGCGAGCGCGGTCGCGCCGGGCGTCCATGCTCATGCGAGGGGCCACCTTCTGCTGGGGAGGGCGGGGCCTCTTAGGCGGGGCCTGCGGCTCGTTGAGCTTGTCCCCCATGAGCCTCGCGGCCCTGATCGCTTTGACGCGCTTAATGAGCGCGTTGCGCTTGGCACGGGCGATCAGGGCCTTCTTAGCCCTCGCTCTTTCGAGGAGGTCGGCCACTAGGAGGAGGCCTGCCCTGCCATGAGCGCGCGCCCAGTCCGTTGAGTCAGGGTCAGCAGGCGGCGACGCACCCGAGCGCGCTTGGTGTGGGGGAGGCCCTTCCACTGCGCCTTGAGGTTGACGTAGGTCGTCCGCGAGATCTTCTGGATCCTGCGGTGACGCTCGGCTGCGCTGAGGCTGTGGGCCCCTCGCGCCTTGCTGACGCTGATCATGGCGATAGCCACGGCTGCGCGGGAGAGTTGCTTGGAGGTGCGTGAGTTCATGCTGCTGTCCTTTGTGTTTGGGTAAGAGAACGCCCCGGGCCAGAAAAGCTCCCCACGAGCGAAGGGAGTGACCCAGGGCGTTCCATTTCTTTTGGCGCTAGCCGACGATCACCATGCCCGCGAGGGGGCGCAGGGCCGCCAGGAGGGCCTTCTCGTCGGGGGTCGCCGCGCTGTTCGCGGTGAGGTAGCCCGTGCCGAGTTCCTCAGCGAGGTCACCCGCAGCGGCGCAAACGGCGTCGCGCCGCTTGAAGGGGTCGAGGGCGTAGAAGCTCTCCTCGCCGGAGGCTTCGGCCAAGCTCGTGCCGAAGGTGTGGAGGACGGTCGAGAGTTCCGTCACCTTGTTGGTGCCCCGGGCGACGTTGCAGTCGATCAGGAGGGTGAAAGACTTCTTGGGTCGGCCTCGGCTCTTCTTGGCTGCGGGCTCGGCCTTCTTCTTCGGGGCTGCCTTAGGGGCGGGCTCGGGCTCCTCCTCGACTTCGGGCTCCTCCTCGACTTCGGGCTCCTCCTCGACTTCGGGCTCCTCCTCGACTTCGGGCTCGGGGGCAGGCGCGTCCGCGACCTTGGCCTCGACCAGGCCCCCGACCTCCACGCCACCAGCGTCGTCGTCGTCCTCGCCAACCCAGACGATCGTGGTGCCGTCGCGCTCAATGAAGAACGCGGCGCTGGTCAGGCGGCCCGCCTTCTTCGACTTAATGTCGCACATTTTGCAGGGCCCGGCCTTGGAGTTGAACCCGGAACCCTTGCACGCCCGGCAGGTGGGCTCAGCCCAGGGCGGGGTGTCGCCCTCGAAGGTCACGGGGACGTGCTCGGGCTCTTTGGGCTTGGGGGCCGGCTTGGGACGGGGCTTGGGCTTGGGCTTGGCTGCTGAGGGCTTGCCCTTACCGGCAAGCGCTTTCCGCTTGGCTGCCTTCGCCGCCAACTTCGCTGCAACTGACATATTTGATTCCTTACTTCGGGGTTGAGGGGCTGATATTACCCCGGGGGTCTGACACTCCACAACAGGAAGTGGCATTTTGTTTCTGCGTTCGGTTCTGCGCCTGTATTGCTCGGGGCTGCGTCGCCCGGAGCAGATCTTCTGGAAGGTGCAGGGGCCGTATTTCATACAGACGCCGGAGCCCTCCTTAGGGCCTGGCACGTCCTTCCAGTCCTCGATCTTACGGACCCGGCGAAGCTCATGCGCCATAGGGACTACGGTGGAGGTCCACCAATCTTGAATTTCCTGGCGGGGAACGGGCGCCGAGAGCGTCCGCTTTACCGCGAGGTTCTCCGGGTCCTTAGAGGCGAAGTTGTGAATGAAGGTCACAGTCTCGGGAGGCGGCTCGTCTCGCTGGAGGGCCTCGAAGATCAGGCTGAAGCCGTAGGTCAGCATTTGGTTGTTCTTCGCGAGGGCCTTGGCTGTCTTGCGCCAGGGGCTGCGGTTCTTCTTGCCGGTCTTGTGGTCCTCTACCACGTCACGAGCTGAGACGTAGTCCCGGTAACCCATGAGGGTTATCGCACCGTCCTCGCCCTCCCCGGGGGCTATCGAAATGTCGAAGCGGGATTCGATCCGACCCTCGGGGCTCTTGATCAGGACCCCACCGTCGATCGCAGCCGTGGTGAGCTTCTGGATCATGGCGGCTTCGGCGTCGCTGATCGAGCGCTCGATCCCCTCGTCGGCGCCGAACTTGCTGACCACGGTCGTCCACGGGAGCGTGCGCCCCATGATCTTGCGGGCCTCTGGGTAGAGGTCGGGGGTCTGGAGGTCGTCGGTGGCTAGGTAGCGCTCCCAGACCTCGTGGAGGACTTCCCCGAAGGTGCGGGGGTCGGGTCGGCGGATCTTCTCGGGGAGACGCAGGACCTTCTGGAAATACCACTTGACCTTGCAGTCGAGGGCCGTGTCGAGCTGGGTGGCGCTGAGGACGAGGGGCTTGCGGCGGGGCTTCCCGCTCACGCCCAGTCCCCCAGCCGAGTGAAGACCGGCGTGCGCCCACCCACCCACGCGCCGATCACGTTGAACTCGAAATACTCCAGCGCCTCGTCGGGGTCCATGCCCTGCTCCTCGTAGCCCTTGAGGACCTTGTCCATGTCGTAGAGGGCGCACACTTCCATGCCGAAGCGGTAGGCCACGCCGATCAGGGCGTGGTCCAAGCCGTCGCAGCAGAGCAGGTCGGGGTGCTCCTCGGCGAGGCGCTCGCGCAGGGTCGGCTTGTCGTCCTCCGGCGCGTCGTTGCACGAGGGGCACACCAGCTCCTGCTGGCAGGACTTGCACTCCTCTCCGTAGGCGTTGGTGATCATGCGGGTTAACCCTGCCCTCTGCGCCGAAGCTCCTCGACGCACTCCTGGCAGATCCCGCCCTCAGGGTCGTGCTTGACGAAGGCCCGGTCCCAGAGGTGGCCGCAGAGGCACTGATCCGTAGGCCTGCCCTCGTCGTCCAGCTCAACGATATGGTTTGGGCGCTTGGCGATCTTCTGGGTTGAGGTCTCAGCGCGCGGCAGGGTCTTGACTTCAATGCTCACTCAGAGCCTCCTAGAGCAAGCCTCAAGTGCTTGATCGCGTCACAGACAGGAAGCAAACGGACCTCCCGCCACGATCGACCAAGGAGGATACACGCGGCCTCCCTGACGCTAAGTCCTCCCCTCTCAGCCAGCCGCTCCGGGGACTGACCGTGGTTGGCCTGGCACCGGCGGCGACACTCCTCTGTCGTGAACAGCCCCATGGGCATTGAGGGCGGGTGCTCGTAGTAGCGGGTGCGGCCTCTGTTGGGAGGGTCCTTCGGAATAGCCTCACGCATGATCGGCATGGTCTTGACTTCGCTCATAGCTCAGAGTCCCCTCGCACCAGGGCGTCCAGTGCAGGGCACGGGAAGCCTTCCTTAATAGCCTGGCGTTGCACCAGGAGAATGTCGATCTCGTGCCACTCCTTATCCCCAAGCCCTGTCCTGTTGGGCAGCGTCCGAATCGAGGGGGTGCAGAGCACGAGCCCGCGCAGAGCCTTACGGACCCGAGCGGCAGTCAAGTGGGCGCTGACTGTCTTACTGAGGACATTGCGGAAGTAGTTCAGGATCACGCCCACCGTGACATGCAGCCTACCATTATAGACCGACATGCCGGGGTAGAGTGAGGTCCCTGACTTTACAGTCAGGTGTTGCAGCAAGGCAATGATCACCTCGATTACAATGCCCGCCGCGCCCTGGGTCCTCATGGGGTCGAGCAAGGTGGTGCCTCCGTTGCCCTCGACCAGGAAGCGCCCGCCGCGAGGCTTGCGCATGTTCTCCATGATCCAGAGGAAGTGCTTCGCCACGAGGAAGTCCCCCTGACCCTCGCCGTCTCCTGCGATCCAGCCGTCTGTGTGGTCGTGCCCCCCGAGGTTGACGAGGTGGCGGGTAGCCCGGTCCTTCACGTCAATGTGGAAGATCCGAATGGCGAGGGCGTTGCGGTCCTCGGGGCTCATGTCGCGGTTTGAGCAGAGACCCATGACCACGTCGAGGTTGTTCGCCGTGAAGATCACTCGCACGGGGTTCTTGTTGTTCATGGGCGTCTTAAACTTGCGGTTGACGTAACGGGCCCCGCCGCCGACCAGCTCCCTGAAGGTGTCGGCCTGGTGCTTGCCGCCGTAGGTCTTCGGCCAACCCTCGTCCACGAGCAGGATCGGGGTGTTGACCAGGCCGGGCTGGAAGTCACCCACGAGGGTCTCGGCGCCCGCGACCTCGCATGTGTTGAAGCATTCCGCAAGCCCCTGGGGGATCATTTTCTTGCCGGCGCCGGCCTCTCCGTGAATGCTCAGGGCGCAGATCGCCCCGTCCTCGGGTCGAAGGGCCCAGGCGATCCAGTTGCAGACGGCCTCATACTCCTCGCCGCAGAGGGCCTTGAGCCACGCGGCAACGTGCTTGTTGAAGGTCGGCCTGAGGTCGGTCCTGCGGTGGAAGGTCGGGACGTGCAGGACGCTGTCGTAGCGGTCTATGCCCTTGATCCAGGCGCCCCCCGCGCTGGGCATGCCTACGATCCGCGAGACCAGCGTGCCGTGCTCCGCGAGGATCTCCGTGTGATTGACCTGCCTGAATCCCTTGCCGTCCTTGGTGGGGACCTTGGTCTGAAGGAGCTGCCCCATTTTCAGGGCTCGGATCCTCGGGGCGACCATGGTGACCGCGACGCTCATGGGGTCGTAGGACCCGTCAGGGCGCATAATGTGGGCGCGCTTGTCTTCGGTGATCGCAATGAGGTGCTGGGTCGCAAAGTCCCGGGCTGTGTCCTCGTCACCCATGAGGGCCGCGTGGCTGCACCACCCGCGCATGCCGCTGACGATAGAGTCCAAGAGGTCTAGCACGTCCTCAGCGTCCTCGGCCTTCTTGGTCTCCCTGTGGCGCTCCTCGGCGTCCTCCCGGGCCCAGCAATACTCAATCGCATACCACAGGCGATCGGTCCAGTCGGGTGTGTCCTCGTCGGGATCGAGCTGGAGGACAGGGTCAAGGAACAGGCCGTAGACGTGCGCCTTGGTAGTGATCCTCTCACCGTCGTCGTCAAGCTGGTAGAGCATGGTAGACGCCTCGCCTACCAGCTTCATAATCGAGGAGTCCCTACCCCCAACCTCTGCCAGGGGCGTGTCCTGGTAGAGGCAGGAGTAGCACCCGCGGCCTTTGAGGCGGCGCTTGGCTAGGAAGGCCCAGCGGCTCATGGTCTCCTTCCCTGTGCTGGCGCTGACGCTCGTCAGCAGCGCGAGGGCGTCGCTCATGTCTGGCTTGGGTTCGGCGTTCTCCCGGAGGGCGGCCTTGCCCGACTTACCGACCCTACCCAAGGTGCCGAGGTCCGCGACCGGCAGGACGTTCTCAAACTGCTCGATTACCTCGAAGTAGTCCTGCTCCCAAGTGATCTCGTTTGAGCCTTCGCGCACCACGGCAGCGGCGCGGAAGCAGCGGGTCCAGTCCGAGGTCGGGTATTGGAGGCCGGGCTTGTTCTCGGGGTCGCTGCTGAGGTAGCCCTCGGCGTCAATGTCGTCTAGGAGGATCCCCGCCTCGCGCAGGCGCTGCGTCAGCCAGCGGTGGTGTCCCTCCGCAGCCTCCACGTCCACGGGCTCGTCGAGGACGTAGACCAGCCGCGCGCCGTGGCTGGTGGTGTAGAGGACGGTCCACTCCATGCAGATCGAGTCCTCAGCCTCGGCGAGCTGGGTGAGCCACTCAGAGAGCGTCTCGGGCGTCCAGCCGGCATGGCCGGGCCGGTCGTAGTCGAAGACCAGCATGCGGATCCAGAGGGTCTCTCCGGCGTCCCTGAGCGACGTGATACTCGCCTTGCGGTAGCGCACCCACGGGAGGGTCTCAGGCGCGTAGCAGACGAAGTGCGCGTCGGTGAGGAAGATCTCCTCCCACAGCTCCTCGAAGGGAATCTGCCGAAGCTCCTTGCGGTCGGGCACTTCGTCTAGGTGCGCGGCGCCCTTCCAGGCTTTGCTGGAGAGAACGCCGACGTTGAAGTCGGTAGCGGATTTGTTCAAGGGGTGCTCGTTTGTTCCTGCTAGGTCTATCAGAAGTGTCTGACACGCGCCACGCTAATTGAGGTGGAACTCGCAGCCGCTGCTGTCCTGAAACGTGGAGTATTTTGCGGAAAAGGGCGGAAGGGAGTCGCCCTTCAGATCCGCAGCCCAGGCACTTATGTCGCCGCCGATCGGCTCGAAAATGTATTGGGTCCGCTCAAGGTCCGGGAAGGTCTTGTAGTCGCTGACCCGCCAGCGCATTCCGTAGCGCTGCGCCAGGAGATCGAGGAACCCGGAGATCAGATCGGCCTTCTGGTGCGGGGGCATGCTGTCGCGGACAGCGACGAAGAAGAGGGCGGTCATGCGTCGCACGGGTGATTGTCGGCGCAGATCGAGTCGGCCTCGTTTGGGTCGTCGTTGATTAGGTCCTCGTCGGCGCTCTCCTCCGGGCATGAGCACTCTCCAGAGAAGGGGTGAGCGCACCCGTCGCAATAGTCGTCTGAGGTTTTGGTCATGTCGTCGCCTTCGCCAAGGCTAGCAGCAGGATAGCCAGGAAGCCCAGTCCGATCGTGGCGAAGATCCGCGGCAGCATGTAGTCGGCCAACTGGTGCATGAGGGGCTCGGGCCTGGGCTGCTTGTGCGGCTTGCCGAAGACCTCCCTCAACTCCTTGCGGTAGGCCTCTGCCTCGGCCTGAAGCTCTGCCGCGTAGTCTCTCCGGTAAATCTCCGGCTCTGGCTCGGCGCGCGGCTTACCGATAGTCCCCACAAGCTCCGGGTAGGTGTCCTCCCAGACCTGCAGCATGCGCTCCAGCTCCTCGTTGCTGAACTCGGGCGGGGGCTTGAGTCCGGTGGGCTTGCCGAGAGTGTGTGCGGCGTATGCGCGGGGGATCACCCTCGGCTCACCCTCCGGCCTGGGGGGCGCCTCGTTGCTAGGTTCCTTGGGGTGAGCCCCCGCGCATGCGTTGCATGCGCCCGGCACTGCGTCGATCTCCGCGTCGGTCGTTTGGCCCTCAATGATCGTGCCCTTCCAGGGGTGGCCGGGCGGCAGGGACATTCTCACGGGATCCTCGGCTCAAACCCGACATGGATCATGTTGGCGTAGCGGGGGCGCACAGTTAGGGAATTGAGGTGAGTGCGGGCGTCTTCGGGCTCCTGCCCTCGGATCTCCAGCGAGCCGTCTTCGTTCTCCGCGAGCGTGAAGGTCCCCTGCTTGGTGGTGATCTTAATGTGTTCCTTAAGGTGTTCCAAGGTTACGTCACCGACCACCACATTGGTAATGTCCACTAGATCCTTCCTTCGAGGTCCAAGCGTCGGACCTCCTCCGCCCAGGCGGGCCAGGCTGCCAAGTCAACCCGCAGGCTGTCCAAGCTCGGGCCTCTCCCTTTGTGGCGGCCCCACGCGAGGATCAAGGCCAGCGGGCTCGCTCGTAGCTCCAGGGCCTTGTTCTCGTCGTCCAACTCGCAGACGTGATTCGGGACCAGCTCCTCCATGATCACGTCGGCGTCGAGGGCCGCGCGCTTGATCACGCGCATGGCGAGGTCGGTCGGGTCCTCCTCGCTTTGCTCGCGCTGCTGGAGGGCGGCCTCAGGCGAGTCCGGCTTGGGTGGAGGCAGGAGCTTAGGACTGTTATCCATTGGTCAATTCCTTCAAGTCGCGCTTCATTTCGTAGAAGATTTCCTCCAAGTCGGTATCGTCTCCGTCCAAGAGTTGGGCCTGGATCGCCTCGAAGACCTTCACCGGGCTCAGCAGGCAGCCGACCAGAGCATGCTCCTTAGGAGTCAGGAGCCGCCGGGTAGTGGCGTTCTTGAGGTCCTCAGGCTCGAAGCCCTCGTCATAGATCAGCAGCATGTGGTTACTCATTGTTGGTCAATTCCTTTGCCAAAGTTTCCAAATACCAGTCAACGTCGCCGTGGCTGTCCTCAGGGAAGAGGTCGTAGACGCTCTTGCAACCGAGTCCGATCTCCGAGTCCAGATCCAAGTCCGCTGGCCCGATCAGCGCCTCGACAAATGCCTCGGCGTAGGCTTCGCTGCTGACCTCAATGGGTCGCACGCAGAAGTCAGGGCCGCCCTCACGGAGGTCACCCAGGGCGAACACCAGGCCCACGCTCTGGAAGTCCTTCTTGAGGCGCTCCCAGCGGCGCATGGCGCTCGCCAGGGCGGTCTGGGGGCAGAAGTCGGCCCACCACTGCTCGAAGGGCCAGACACGCCCGTAGCGAGAGAAGAGGTCCTGAATGTCTAGGGCTACCCGCGTGAGCTTGGCCTCGCCCCAGGACTGGGGGCATGTTGCTGTGGTCGTGTCAATCATGCTTGCCACCACGCCGCAAGATTCGAGCGGCACCAGCAAAGGGTAGGCGGGGTAAAGGGCCGGATCACGTAGCCGATTAGTTGGCGCACGGTCACGTCCAGCCGGATCGCGCAGCGTATGCAGACGTGCTTGGTCATACCGAGTCCTCGCCATACTTGCCGCTCGCGTCAAAGCCTGGGCATGGGCACCACCGCTTGCTGCAGAGGGCCTTGTCGATCTCGACTTGCGACTGGGTGCCGTCTTCGTGGATCATGGTGGCGTTGGCCTTGGCATAGCCTCGGTTGTGCTGGCCGAGGACGTGGCCGCAGTGCTTACAAAGGAGGTCTACCATTGCTTTTCTTCCATGGCGCTCAGCCTGGCCTCTAGGTCAGAGAGGCGCGCTTCCAGTCTCTCGCGGCGCCTCTTCTTAGAGGCGGCTAGCTTGCGCTGCTTGTCTGCCCTTGAGCCGCTGCCGCAGACTACGCACCCGTCTAGTCCTCGGTCGTGGCCGAACCTCCTGCATTGTGATTTTGCTTTGCTGGTCATTGCTTTTCTTCCTTGAGGCGCAGCAACTCAATCGCGCGCTTCTTACTTACCCGCCCGGTGCTTCCGCACGCCAGGCACTTCCTCTTCTTACCGTGGCAGATAGGGCACGTTACATTACCCTTCGGACACCTGCCAGACTTGCCGCGTTTACTCATGTCTCCCCCTTACCAAAGTGTTCGGCTACGTGGCGATAGAGCCCCCATGTGCTCTTGCTCGTTAGGGTCGCCTTTACGTTCCGAGTCCACTCGTCGAGTCCGTGCAAGCGGTCCCAGGCGTTGGTGACGGTCATGGCCTCAAGGGGCACCTCGATCCGGGATCGGGCGTCGTCGTGGGGTCGGACGACAACATGCCCATTGGGCCCCCTGTGGGTAACCTGCCCCAGGAAGTTGTAGTTGGCCAGGACCTCGTTGCCTATCACCACGAACTCGCGGCAGCGAACGAGCGCGCCCTCGGCAACGGTGGCTGCCTTGCGGTAGCGCCCGACCTCCTCCTCCAACCGACAGAAAGCGGAGTAGCCCTCTCGGGAGCGCACTCGCTCCTCTGCCTGCCTTTCGCGATCCTGAAGGATCTTGAACATAGGCTCAAAACACTCCGAACCGTCGAGTCCGTGGCGCAAGTAAGCGCGCTCCAGGGCCGCCCACGCGTCGAAGTCGCCGGGGTTGGCGTGGGCCTGGCGCTGCAGGGCTTCGATCTTGGTGAGGCTCACAAGGCACCTAGCCAGCGCAAGAGGTGCCTTGTCAGCCCCAGGACTGTGATCCCTGCGGCTGTCACGAGCACGCAGGCGAGCACATTCCCCATGCTTTGGTCAAACGCCAGTTGCCTTGCTAGCTTCTCCTTCTCAATCTCCGCCAAAGTAGTCCTGATCTCGGCGGGGGAGGGGAAGTCGTAGTAGTCCTCTCGCGCGCCGCATGTCGGACAGCCCGAGTGAAACTCACGCAAGCAGAGCTTGTGTAGCGCGGTGCCGCAGTCGCACGACCACGAGGCCTCCGCCTTGCAGAGCGCGCAGACAACGAGTCCGGGTTTCGAGTCCGCAGACACAGTCAGATCGCAGCGGTGATCGGGGAGCCCGTGGAGGAAGTCGCCGCAGGGCCCGCGCTCGCGCACGACCTTCCTCTCGAAGGCCTTGCCGAAGTCGATCATTGGGATCCGTCCGAGTCTGCGAGGTAGAAGGTGAGCCCGTCCCTGCCATTGACGATCCAGCCGCCCTCAACGCGCTTACGCGCTGTGTAGTTCCCGAGGTCCTCCCAGCCCTCCGCCTCAAGGCGCTGCCTTCTGCGCTCCTTCCACGAGGGCCTGCTAGCCAGGAAGTAGATCAAGCCAACGCAGGCCAGGATAAGGAGGCCAGGCCCCCAAGGTCGGTCGTGGCTCACTAGTCAATCCTCGCTTCCGAGATCAAGTCTCCCTGAAACCAGACTTGCACGCGGCGCTGGCCGTCGCTAACGCAGACCCCAATCGACAGGCCAGCCTTGAGGGCGTCAGCGAGTCCGGGAATCGAGTCCGGGGGCGTAGTCCTCGTCTCGGGGCGTGTCGGGTCCTCACCCACTCCGGGCCAGGGTAGGACCTCGTGGGCGTGGGCCAGGCGCCGGAGCCCCCTCAGGGGATCCTCGTTAGGGGGCAGGAATGGCAGGCTCTCGACCATATCCATAGCGGGATCATGGAAGGCCTCGCGCTTCAGGGCGCGCTCTACCAGGGCCCTGTCAGGATCTAGGGCCCTGGCCCTGGCCCTGATCCTCTCGGCTCTCGCCTTACGGGCCCTCGCCCTCTTAGCCTTCGCTATCAGCCGCTCGCGCTTACTCTCCACGCTGGCCCTCCCATTCCCTCAGCTCCTCGCGCTGGCGCCTACGGCCCTTGCGATAGCCTGCCTTCCGATCGGGCTTTCGGGTCTTTCCGTCAACGCCTGAGCCGCTGCCGCCACCGGGCTTGTCGTTTGGCTTGTCGCTTTGCGTGCTCACCAGTCCACCCCCTTGCTATCCCAGTCTAGGCCGGGACTATCCCCGAACATAAGCGCCCAAACGTCTGGCTGGCCTTGCTTGGCCTTAGCCTTTTCCATTGCCCTCTTGGCCTTGGCTTTAAGAATTGCTGCCTTTAGCCTTCTTCGCTTTTCTTCTTCAGACACTGAGTCCACCTTTCGAGTCCGCAAAATGAGTCCGGGTTTCGAGTCCGGGTTTCGAGTCCGGGATCGCAGTCTATACGATCCCCTGTCACTACCGCAAGCCCCCGCAGAATTACACTGAGGGGGCGCGGTGCCAGCTAGCAGTCTGAGGCGAAGATACCTCCCACCACGTCACCCAATGAGGCGCCGGGATCCTCGCTCCCCTCCCAGCAATCGCGACACTCCTCCTCTGGCATGCTCAGCTCAGAGGCAGGGTGTAGCTTGCGACAGGAGGAGCAACGCTCAAGGGGCCCGCTCGCGAGCGCCTCAAGGGCTGCCTTGGGATTCTCTCCCCGGTAGGCCTTGCGGACGTGGGCGCGGGACCAGCCCGCTTCTTCTGCCTGAGCTGCCAAGGCCTGGAGAGACTCGGGTCCCTCTACGCGCCACTCCCAGAAAGAGTGTCGTGCTTCGCGAACCTTGACGGACTCCGCCATTGAGAGGTAGCTATAGCTCCCCCATTCTTTCCAGGGGGCGCCTGCGTTCTCGCGATACTGGACACTCCACCCATGGGGGTGCAATCGGCTTGCTGGCTTGCTCACGAGGTCAGCCCAGAGAGGTCAAGCTCAAGGTCGAAGGTATCCGCAAGGTCCCCCAGGGCCTCGCGCTCGCTGGAGTGGGGGCCCGTCCATGACGTGCAGTCCATGTAACCCGGTGCTGAGAGCCTGGCATACCAGCCCGACTCCCGCGTGAATTCCTCGGGCTCGCCCTCGCAGTAGTCAGCGAACGCCAGGAGGTCAGGCGAGGACCCTACGAGGTCTGCAGGAATGATCTCGGTTCCGTGGGAGGTTTCGACGTGGTAGCACGTCATTTTGACGGATTGCGGCTGCATAAAGTCGGACATTGGGGGCTGCTTTCGTGGTGAGCTGCAAGAAATTACGGCTCGGAGTTATTGCGAGCTTGCACGCCGAAAAGAGGGCCTTTCCTATAGTCCTATAGACTTAGGTCGAAAAGACACCCGAAACGGCTACGAGCTGCGCAGAATTGAGGACAAGATAGCGCGGCGCAAGTTACGAGCTTACGCGCTTACGGGCCCGGACTAGGGCTCGCGCTTAGTGGACTAGGCTAGGGCAGAAGGCTAGCTGCAAGGGCAATCGGCTTTGCCACAAATAGAGTCCTCGCTGAGGCGCCTTGCGGTATCTCGCTCGTCCTCCTCGTCCTCCTCGCTGATATGCCAGCGCAGACCCAAGGCGAGATAGAGCGCGCTCCAATGAGCCTCATGGAAATCATAACCGGCCCCGTGCACGCCGAGGAAAAGACTACCGTCGATCTCTCGCGCGAGGAAGCCCGTCGAGCCTACCTCCTGCCAGCCGCTCGCCTCAAGGTCTGCGCGCTCGTCATAGGACTCGCGCCACTGCTCCAGCAGATCTTCGCGGGTCTGCTCCAGCCAGTCCTCACAAGTGAGGTCCTCGGCGTCTTCAGGCTCGGCAAAGTCTAGGCCGTGCTCCTCGGCAAACTCGCGGAGGGTCCTCGCCTCAGAGTCCTCCGGCAAGGCGCTGCAGAGCATGCGCGCAATGTTCGGCGCAAAATCGTCACAGCGAAACAGGGTCCCCCACATAGGCCAGGCGTAGCACTCGACCTCACCTTGTCCGTCGTGGTATTGCGAGGCGAGCTGGGCCCAGTCTTGGGGGATACTGGCGAAGGAACGATTGGCGAAATGCTGGACGGATTCGCGGAGCTTGGCGGATTCGGGTGCGTAGAAGTCGGACATTGGGATAGGCCTTTCTAAGGCTAGGGGGAAGGATACAGAGCGCGCTTAGGATTTGATCCACGCCTACACCCGGAGGGTGTCGCGAGCGCGCTGAGGGGGCTGCTAGAGCTTTAGGCCCAGCCAGCCGCGCTTGTAAGCAGAGATAAGTAAATCGTCTGCGCCCCTGAATTCGGGTAGTTTGGGGGGAGGGTTATAGAACCCCTCCCGCTTATCTTTCCTGCCCCAGTTCCATGCTTCGCGTTCTGACATTGGGTGTTCTCTCTCTCTCTTAGTGGTGAAGGGTAGGGCGTTACTTCGCGAGCGCGTAGCCTGCCAAGTAGAGGGCGAGGCCAGTCTGGTAGGGCAAGCCCATTGCGTCTGCTAGGGCTTGCGCCCTCGTGTTGGTGAGGCGCAACGCCTTATCGTGCGGGGTGCTCACTAGGACAGATCCAGCAAGCTCTCAAGCTCCTCGCGGGGGATCTTGACCCCAGCGCGGCTCAGGGCCTCAAGCGCGCAAGTTATGTCGCCAGCAGCTTGCCTGTCCAGCATGGCACTAGGAAGGGCCAGGCTGCGCGCTAGTTTGGTGGCAGCCTCGGTGAGATAGGTTAGGGCTTCGATCTTCTTGGCGTCTGACATGGTAGCCTCCCTGGCTCGTTTGGGTATGTCTCCAATTATACGGATTGGAGTGTAAGTTTCCAGGGTAAACCGGGGAGTAATTTAAGTATTCCCCAAGTGTAACCCTGGCAGTAAGTTAGACCTTCGCGGAGATACCATAGGTTTCAAGCTCGCCCACGATTTGGTCTTGCACGCTGTCAAGCTCGCCTGTCCATTCCAGCGAAAAGGAACCGTCTCCATGATCCTCAGCGCTCGCGTTATCGTCGCCGGAGAGCTGTTGCAGAACGCTCAGGATTTGGGAGGGATCGGCGTCTTTTGACTCTAGGTCCAGCCCGCAAAGCTCGCCCTCCTCTGGGGTCTCGCACTCGCTCAAGCCGTCCTCGTCGCACCCGTGCTCCTCGCACTCATGGCAGAGGTCAGGGCTGGAAACGTCATTGCTGATTGCGGTCTCGAAACAATCGCGACAGGCGCAGGAAGTGTAACCGCTCGTAGAAATGATTCGCGTGTCTGACATGGTAGCCTCCTGGGCTCGTTTGGGTATGTCTCCAATTATACGGATTGGAGTGTAAGTTTCCAGGGTAAACCGGGGAGTAATTTAAGTATTCCCCAAGTGTAACCCTGGCAGTAACTTAGACCTCAAAAGTAGGGCAGGGCAGGCTATCGCGACACCTTGCGGACAAGGCCGGACCCTCAATCTCTTCCGGCTCGCGCTCGTCCGATTCGCTCTTTCCCCAGACCTCCCACTGGCTGCCATAGGCCCCCGGAGCGAAGAGAATCACCCAACCGTGATTGCTCGCGTGCTTGAGCACGTCTGACGCGTCGCTGGCGTAGACCTCGCACAAGGGCTCAGCCCCATACCCAAAGGCTGAGAGGTCTACGCCAAGGTAGTTCACGGGAGCGCTGTATTCGCTGGCCTCAAGGTGTTCTACGTAGGGCGCGGGATCGCTCTCCACGCAATCGGCACAAGAGTAGTCTCCGTCTCCGATATAGCCCTTCATGATCCAGCCCCAGTGTTGAGACGTTGTGCCGAAAGCGCGGTTGCAATCGCAGACGAGGTAATCGTCCGGCCAATCGGTGGCGAATCCCTCTTGTTGGCATGCTTCCTCAAGTCCTTCCCACCCGTTCCAGTTTCCGAGGATAAGCCCAGACTCGCTGGGGCCCATGTTCTCGGCTTCGGCGTAGCCCTCGCAGAGGCGCCAATTTCCAGAGCCCTCAGAGGCAAGCCTACCGAGTAGTCGCACCATGATCGGGGCTGCCTTAGCCTGCCAGGCGTCTGGGGCCGCCTCAGGGCGCCTGAAGCCTACGTCATGGGGGGAAAGGCTATCAGCACCCGTCCAACGCGCCTCAAGGGCTCTCAGGCGTTCTAGGTAGGGCTTCTCTGCACCCCCTACCTTGCCGCAAGCGCAGCCCTGAGAGTAGGTAGGCCAGACATGGATACCCAAGCGACACTTGAGTTGAGCGGCAAGGGCCTTGTCTCCCATGCGCTGGGCCTTGCGCAAGCGGTTGACCGTTGACGTGCTCACGACTTCACCGCTTCCTTGACCATGCTGCGGACAAGGCCGAAGGCTAGCAAGTGCTCAAGGCGCAAGGGGGGAGGCAGGATAGCGCTAAGGCCCTGGGCCTTGCGCAGGAGGTTCGTAGCGTGGGGAGAGAGGTCTGACATGGTGAGCGCCCTTTCGCGGTGCTGGGTATGTCTCCCATTATACGAGCGGAGTGTAAGCGCGCAAGTAATTTCCAAATGTAAGGCCTAAGTGTATATGTGACAGGGGGCTGAGAGGGGGCTGGCCGGTCACGAAATCACCAGATCCATAGGCCTATAGAAAAAGTTAAGTCGCTACACCCCTAGTCGTATCTGAATTACTACCTTTACTCTTTACTTTTCTCTGGTCCCCTAGAAGTTGTTTTGTCGGTTAAATCCTATATCTCACAGGGGTTATGGAGAGGGGGGTTTCATAATGAAACCTTTCCAAATAGCGTTTCACATTATTGTGAATCACGATCAAATGCCGGAAAAGCCCCCTCCGGGTGACCCCAAACAATGCCCGGAAAAGGAAGCATGACGCACCGCGTCAAAGCACCCCTATTATTACAGTGTAGCCGGTAGGGCCAGAGACTACCCTAACAGACCCTAACACTGGCGATAGCTGGGGCCAGCCCCCTCCCCCC